TCATGCTGAAAGGCGAATAGATTGACCCCTTAACGCTTTGCAATGATCATCGACAACTTTAGCGTCCCAGCGCTTAGGCTTGCCGATAATTGTTGCCCTTGGAAACTTGCCGTCCTTTTCCCATTCCAAAATGGTATTTGGTTTTACACCAAACAGGGCGGCTACATCTTTTGTTACTAAGTATTTACTCGATGGTAAGCTCATAAATCACCTGCCTTTTTTAATCTGTAAACCATATCCGCTACAGTTTTATATGTTCTGCCAAGCGCCAAGCTAATATCTTGAAGTGATTTTGTTGCGCGCATTTCTTTTAAATATTGAACCTCAGTAGTTAGCCAAGGTTTTTTATGGTTAAAGTGAAATTCAGGGTTGTATATTTTGCTCATGCATCACCTGCCTTTGAATTTAAGTTAACCGGGATCATATCTAACTCGGTTACAACTCCACCCTGAACCTCGTTGACCTGGCTTAACCACCGCTCGGCAAATTCAAGCGTGTCTTTACTTGGCCTTAATCCGCCTTTAGGTCCAGGGCACAAGTGAGTAGTCATATCTGAATCTTGAGCAAGTAAGCCTCCGCGCCCGCTTTGGTGTAAATATAAAAGCGTGCGGCCTTTAAAGTTTGTGCCATCTTCGCGCTCTATGTTTATTTCTTGCGGCCATATAATCAAATGATGCTCGCCGCTATGATAAACACCAGTACCTTTACTTCTATCAAGATCGTGCTTTAATTCGGCAATGGTTAGCGTGGCCTTTTTGATAACACCGGTTAAGTCCTTAATTTCTGCCTGATTTTCTTTTGTGCACTTTTCGAGGTATTTAGCTCTAGCCTGGGCTTTTTCGTTAGCCTCTTTTTGGCGCTTGTTTTGCTCTTTAAGTTTTTTCGGGTTGAGCTGGTTTAGCTCGGTTACTTTTTTCTGCGCTATTTTAAGCTGCTCATGCAAGCTTGCGTTCTGGTTTTCAAGCGTTTCTATTTTTTTATTTAGTGCCGTTTGCTTTTTAGCAATCAAAAGGCCATTTTCTACAGCCTGAGCCGCTTTATTTAGGTCGATATTGTTTTGATTAATATCTTCTTGTAACTTAGTTGTAAAGCGCCTCTCAGCCTCCAGCTTCGATTTAAGTAGGGCTATTTCGTCTTGCACGTTCGCTTTGTAGAGTGCGTGCATTTGCTCTTGCCGCTCAATTTCAGTCTGCTCTTCATTGTACGAATGGATAAAGCTGGTTAGTAACTCGCTTGAATGTAGTGATGCTTGCATTTTATCTGCCCTCATAATTTTTTAGACGCTGGCTTTCGTTGCCGGCAATTTCAATTTTTTGTTTTAAAAGTTGCTTGTTTGCTCTGCCAATTGCGCTGTCGCTTAAATCTAACCCTTTAAACGCTTGGGTTTTGTCGTGCTCTTCTTTAATGATTTGGTTGCGCTCGAAGTCGCGCATTTCAATAACTTCATCAAAGTGAGCCTCGCAAGCAAACGCACCGCGATACTCGTACGCTTCACTGGCTCTTAGCTTGGCTTTGCATTTTTTGCATGTGTAATTACTCATAAATGCCACCAAGATCCACTGCCAAAGACTTTTCAATAAGCGCTAGGTAAAAGCTTTTGTATTCAGGTTTTTGATAATCATTTGGCGTTACTTCTCCGCTCCCCGGCATATCGCTCCAGGTCAAACCGTTAGAGAACAAAATAGCTCGCTCAGCTCTTCGTAAAACAAACCTTCTGACATACAGGCTTTTTAGCTCAGCTTGCTCGGATATTTCCTGTATGCTCCTACCTAACACCCACGATTTAAAAATCTCTATATCCCGCTTAAAGTTATTTTTAAATGCCTCGTTTATTTCTATTGCAGATCTCATAAGTCACCTATCACTTCATTTAACTCAAGATTATCTAAAACTTCTTGATCGGCCTCTAAAGCCCAATCCCATTGGTGCTGGTTTTTACGCTTCACTATTTGCCATTTAAGAGTGCCAAATTTAGAGAGTACAACCCGGCAATTTCTAGTAACGTCTTGTTCAAACTCATAGAAGCCACCGTTAACAGATAACGCGCCGCGAAAAGTTGAAAATGTTATCTTTCTTATTTGCCCAATTCTCATGGTTCACCTACCTAGCCGGAGCAAGGGAGCTGGTTGTTAAGTCCCATTGCATTTTACAATTTCTTCTTTCACTTACTCGCTTGCGTATGCTTTTTGCTTCATGGCCCGTTCCGTAGTTTAAAAGCCAAGAGTTTCTACCTTCATGATCTTTTGGCAGCTGTAAAATTAAGCCCTCAGCATGCTTAACACGGCTGCATTTTGATTGCTTTTCAGCAGCAGTAAGTATTATTTTCTCAATATCCATAAATCACCTATGCTAATTTTTTATCAAAGTCAGGGTTCATAGCGCGGTAGCATGCTGACTTCATACAGCCTTTCGCGTTGTTAAGTGCGCTGTTCAATTCCTCGCGCGTGTCGGGCACGCGGCATTCAAAATTGCTACGCTCGACACCGTTATAAAAGTCCCACCGAAAGCGTGGTTCGTCGGCGCTCACATCATTAGCGTATATAGTTACGCCGTAACCTACGCTTTTTTCAGGCACGCAGTTGGCTGCATCTTTTAGCAAGTCGGCTAAGTATTGCTTATGAGACACGTTAGGCTTACCACTTTGCAGTAAGGCCCAGGCGAATGAATAAACATATTCGTTTAGGTCCATTTCACCGCCTTTTTGCTCTTTTAATTTAAAGCCATGCTTTAGAGCCAGGGCTTTGATTTTTGCGTTGTTCATGGTCAACCTCTCTTATAACTATTAAGGTGATCCCTGTAAGGCTTTACTATTTCAGGGTGTTCAGGAAAACGTTTTTTGCAATCCCACACTAAATAAATCACGGCTATCTTTTTGCCTAAGTAGCCACCTAAAAACCAAGACTGAGCAAGCAGAACGACAAGCGAGAATGCTGCCGCTAAAAGTGTGATTGATGCGTCTATCTCATTCACTTTTCTAGTTCCTTAAGTAAAGCGTCAGCACAAGATATAGACCACTGCGCCAAGCTCACCTCATCTGAATTGCAAAAACCTGTACCATGCATGCAGTTAGCTTGAACTACGCCACCACTATTAGAAAGCAGCCCTTGCATTGCATGCATTGCAAACATTTCACGTTTTGTTAAGCCTTGGCACTCAGGGTTGTAGCCTGTTTTATTTGTGCCGTCATAACCCGAAAAATCTTGGTATGCATCGCCACTTAACGGCATTGCTGGGGTATTTGCGTTGTTCATATTTAAGCCCTCTTGCTTTGCAATAGCTTTGGTACAGGGAATAGTAAGAATCTGTTATCCAGCGGGCTTACCTCTTTCTTTTCGCCAATAGATAAAACTTTTACGCGAATTGGATCTCTTTTAACCTCGGTTTCATAGCGATCGCCGCGACGTATTGATAATAAGCATTGTGCTGCGCGCACTTTTGAGCATTTAAACTTTTTAACAATGTCGTCAGTTGAGAAAAAACAACCTGCCGCAAGCATTTTTTTAGCTGCAAGGGCAGTTGTTAGTTCAACTTCTTTTTTGATTTTAATTTTTGCTGACATATCATTTACCTCTGTCTGATTTAGCGCATACCAGTTATGCGCTCTGCGTTTAACTTGTGGTTTCATTAGGCTGCTTTACTTATTTTTCTTAGCTCGGCAGCATGACGGCCTTTGCATGACTTGCTAAAGTAAATGCCCCAGCCTCTTGCGAGATCCGCTTTGCGTACTACTTTTTTCATTCCGCAGCCACAAGCACAAAGCATTTCTTGTTGATGTGGCTTTAGCTTTGGCTCTTCTGATTTAGTTTTAGCCACATTGCCGGCGGGTTTCTTATTTAGCTTCCCAACTTCATCACCCCAAACAGACCAGCCTTTAACGCGCTTGCGAGAAAACAACTCGATACGCGGTACATCACCGGCTAACTCAACGCATGCCTGCCTAAACTCGTTTGGCTTTTCGCTATGCACACCAATAGGGTATGCACCTGAAAACACGCCACGACCTAGTATTTCGTCTAGGCTTTCGGTGTCGTAGTTGCCTACCGCACGCACTGAGCGACTAGCTACTTCTGGCTTGCCTTTAATCGCAATGATGGCCGACTCGCTACCTGCACGGGTCCAAAACCCCATACCAAAAAGCGGGTTATTGTTTATGGTTAGCTTGTTCCATACAAAGCCATTCATATTTTTAAGCGTAAAGCCCCATGCTTTAACAACGTCTAGGGCTTCTTGTGGCATTGAACCAACCCACCACATAACCAATATGCAATCGTCAGCTGCAATATCATCAATAGGCATCGCTTTTAGCTCGTCTACGCTCATTGTTGATTTGTAGTGATGTGCTGCACCGCTTTTCATGCTTCCGCCGGTCTTTTTATTGCTGAATTGCCAAGCAGGATCTGCGTATATCAGGTTAAATTTTTGGCCGTTAAATTGTTCAAACATGGGGCGCTCCTTACATGCACATTAAGAGTGCTGGGTATTGCAAGCCAATTGGCGCGAATGGAATATCATCGTCGTAAAAGTCATTACCTGGACCCATTGGGTTACCTGCTGTTCCATGCTGTTGTCCGCCGTTCATGTATTGGCTGTTTGATACGCCTTGCTGCGCTTGACCTCCTTGCTGTTGGCCTTGGCTATTTTGGCGCTGAGCTTGTCCGTTACCTTGGCGCTGCGCTTGGCTATTGCCTTGGTAATTATTATTACTATTGCCGTGAGAATTATTACCCTGCGCTTGGCCTTGGTTATTGCCTTGCACGTGGTTGTTTTGTTGGCCTTGGTAATTATTATTACCTTGGTTGCCCTGAGCTTGCCCGCCTTGTCGAGCGCCTAGCATTTGCATTTGACCGGTAAAACCATCAACTACGATTTCAGTGGTGTATTTTTCTTGGCCTTGTTGATCAGTCCATTTACGGGTTTGAAGTTTACCTTCAACGTAAATCTGTGAGCCTTTACGGACGTATTCGCCAACGATTTCGGCTAGCTTGCCAAACAGCACAACTCGGTGCCATTCGGTTTTTTCAACTGCTTGGCCTGTGTTTTTATCTTTGTAGTTTTCACTTGTAGCAAGTGTTACGTTGGCTACTGCGTTACCATTAGGCATGTAACGTACTTCAGGGTCTTGCCCACAATTGCCTACTAAAATTACTTTGTTCACTCCGCGTGCCATGATCGGCTCCTTACTTTGTTTGATTAAAAAGGTATAACTGTGCGCTCGCCGTTATGACCTGGCGCAGTGACAATGTGGTTAGCTTCAAGCTGCTCGACTAAGCGGGCTGCTCGGTTGTAACCAATTCTAAATTTGCGCTGAATGCGCGAGACTGATGCGCTCTCCGTTTCTTGAACAAACGCTTTGGCTTCTTCATAGAGTGCGTCATTACCGTTGCTGTCTTGATGCTTGGCGTTGTGTTCGGCAATCAGCGACTCGTTACCATCGTCTTGATCGTCATCTAATGAGCCTTGCTGATCTTCGTCACTGTTTTGCTTATCAAACGCCGCTCTTAGTTGCTCGCAATGACTGGTCATTAGCTCTAACGCGATCGTTTGCTTGTTAATTTCATATTCCTCTGCGGTGTCAAACATTGCGCTATCAACTTCAAATAGCTCTTTAATGCCTTTAATTTTAAATGCGTCGGTTATCGTGAATGCGATCCCATCTTTAGAAAGTGAGATTTCTTTTATCTCGTAACCTTGCTCAATAAGCTCTTTAATATTTTCGGTAGGGTAATCCCCCTTGAAGCGGGCAACGTCTTTACCTGCGTTCTGCATGACCAGCAAGTCGCCTACCTCAAAGCCTGCAAAGTAAAGTTTATCTGTGCCAAGCGCTTCTTCTTGTTGCGTCAATTGGTCGAGCATATTTGTAGTGAGTGAGTTAGAAATGCCGCTACAGTGCAGGGTTTTAGTTTCAATTGATTCAACCAGCTTCAATAAAAGCCCTAAAGCTCTTTGCGCTAAAACTGATTTGCAATCAAAAATAAGCGTTTCCTTTTTTGTGTGATAAAAAGCTGAGAAGTGCATGGTTTTTACTATTGAGCGAGCACAAAAATCAGCGTTAACCTCTTCGGTTATTATGTCTACCTCTTCTTTGCTAGGGTCGTGAGCTAAACCCTCAATCACTTCGTTAACGCGCTCCAATACCTGGGCCTTAGGGTAATCTTTACTACTGTAAGTAAAGTCAATGCGGTACCCATTTTCTAAAGCTACAAACTGACGCTCGGCCTTGAAGCCTAGATTGCTCCACTGGCTATCTGTAAGCGGTGTAAATATAACGCCTTGCTCTTCTTCTACTTTGCTTTCTAAAACTGATACTTCCGGTAACTCTGCTGCAAAAACTTGGATATTTTTCATTGTTAAACCTTACTTAGTCGTTAAAAAAATGATGGCGGCTAGCACTAAAACGCGCACTGTATTTACTGCTGCCATCTTTATAAAATCTCTGCGCTTTTGCTTTTCCAGTGCGCTTGAGCTGTTTCCGGTTATTGCCATGTAGTCGTGCATCATTAGGCTGCTCGCTTTACTTTTGTAACTAATGGCATGCCGCCTGCGGCTTCAATCATGTTGTGCATCTTTTTACACACGTTATAAGCTTCAACTCTATTTCGAGTGAAAACGCAGCCCGGTAACGTCCAGCCTTCTGAGCCCTGGAACTTAGATGCTTTAACAATGGCCAGGCCAAACTGAATATCATCACAGCGCAAATGCTCGACCATTCTTAATTGTGGAACTCTTAAATATTTCATATGAACCTCGGTTAAAAGAGCTGCGCCCTTAGGCGCTGGCTCGGTCGGAGTTAAAATTAAGCGGCTAATGCTTTATTTAAGCGCTGCTCTAGCAGTTCGATATAGCTTTCAGCGTGCATTAGCTGGTTACATATGCGATCTAGCTCGTCGTTATCTGCGCGGTCACGGTCGCTAGGCCATAAATCAAGCGGGTCGTAACCTAGCTTTTCGCCATTTTCAAAAACAGGCGACTTAAAGTTATTGCCTAAAAGTGGTTCGTTTTGGTCAAGCATGCGGTTAACGTCGGTTAGCGCTTGGTGCTGCTCTGCGCTCTCTGTGGCTGCGTCTTGCTCTGCTGCCCTAGTAACGTCGGCTTGTAGCTGTTCTACTTGCTGGGATTCAACCTGGCTCGTCACTTGCTGCGCTTGCTCAACTTGTAGCTGCTGCGTGTGCATCATGGTTAATTGCTGAATAACTTGCGCTAGCACTTGGCTCACTTCGTTAGTGCGATTGCCAAACTTATCTTCGCTTGGTGTAAAGTTTTCAAGCTGCTGAATGCGCGCCATAACGTCTTGGCTTGGCTTGCCAAAGTAGTTCATTGGATCGTTGCGCAGGTTGTTTATGCGCTGTTCGATTTCTTGTGCTTGTTTTTGCAAGCGCTCTTGCTGGGCAATGGCTTCTTGTTGAATGCGTAATTGTTCGCGCTCTGCTTCTACTGCTTCTGCTGCTTTAGCGGCTTGATACATACCGTTAAGCGTTTCAAGCACTTCTTTTTTGGTGTCGATTGCGTCGTGTATAATTTCTTTGTCGAAAATATCGGTTTCAATTAAATCAACTGACTCAATGGTGTCGGCTATAAACTTGGCTGGCTGGCCTTTGCACTGCTCAACAAAATAGCGAATGTCTGCTATTTCTTGGCGCTGTTTGTTTAAAAACGCTTCACGCTCTGCAGCCTTGCGCGCTGCTTCTTCTTTGCGAAAGGTATCTTCATCTTCAAACGCAACAACAATAGGTTTAAAAATGTCGTTAACTTTGGCGCTTAAATCATCTGCGTAGGTTTTCACTTCGGCAGTAAAGTCCAGGCGGCGACGCTTAATTGATTCAACAAGCTTGTTGCGCTCAGTGCGGATTTTGCGACCTTCTTTAAAGTCGTCGTCGTCTTTCATATCGAGCGTTAGCTTTTTAGGGTATTTTTTACGTAAATCAGCAAGACCTTGCTTTGTTAGATCTTCTTGAAAAACGATTTCAACTAAATTAGTTGCAGTGGTTGATTGCTCACTCATGGCTCTATACTCCGTGGTTTAGTTTATTTAGCGCATCTGTATGCGCTTGGTTAACGCGAGCAACATAATCGCTGCTATCTACGTTGGCTGATTTACAGTGACCTTTAAGCTCTTGCAGTAAGTGCTTATGGTTCAGGGTTAATACTGATTCGTTTTCTGCTGTGGCTATGCGGTCAAAAATAGACGTGTTAAGCCAGGTGATGAACTTTTTGTTAGCAGCTAGGTTGTTCTCTTGCGCTTTTGCTTCAAGCTCAGCTTTTTTGCGGTCTTTTATTTCAATGGCTTTGTTGCGTATATCAATGCGGTTAAGCGCCGCTGCAAACTTGTAGGCTTGGTTGTAATGCTCGCGCATTGTTTCCATGCTTGTAGCTTGCTCGATAGCATCAAGGTACTTATCAAATTTGGCCGATGGCATTGCCCAATCGGGCAGGGCAGGTGGAAACCACTCTGCATCCATTCTAGGGCCGCCCTTATTGCCTTTGTTGAGCGGTATGCGGATATACTCGCCGTTACACTCAAAGCGATTTTGAACCGGTGCGCACGTTGCAAACTCGGTATCAAGCGAGTAAAGGTAACGGCCAATGCCGAACTGAACCGCGCAGCGTTTCATAGCGCCAGACAAAGCACCCTTTAGCGCTTCAATTTGCGTGTACTCTGAGCCATCCCATTTCGTGATCCATTTATCGCCAAAGCGAACTTTTAAGCCGCACAAGTAGCCTTTTCCGGCTGCCGCTTCTTGATAAATGTTTTCCCAGGCATCAATACCTACAACATCATCAAGTCGCTGCTGAATAGCGCGGTTAGTGATGTAAGGAATAACCATTACCCATGGCTTTTGCTTTGCTGTTACGCCACTTTGTTGAACGCGCCATTCAATATCGTGTTCCTCAAAGGGATCAGCTAATAAGCGCTGTATCTCTGCTGGTGTTTTATTGCTGCTCATTGGCTTAGCTCGCTAACTTAATGTGTGGTGCAAACGATTTATCTTGTTTTTTGTATGCACGAACTTGGTTAAATACGCTCTCAAGCTGGGCCACTGCATCAGCGTCGGTTAGCGTGATCATGAATGACTTAGCCGATACGCCACTAACGTAAATAAACACGTTAATAAACGGCGTCTGTGCGTTGGTAACTACATTTACATGCACGTTTTCACGAAAGTTGAATGATTCAACTGCAAGCGCTGCAATTAGCGATTTCGCTTCAAGTGACAAAGCTGGGTATATTTGGGTTTGATGACTCATGCTGACCTCAATGTTCTCTTTAGGAAACTTTAAGCCAAGTTTACAGAAGGAAACTCAAAGGTCAACAAAAAAGTTTCTTAAAGTTGACTTTTATTTGCAGGTAAGTGGTTTTATGTGCGTGTATCTACTGTTAAGCTGGTCTTTGAGGCGCCATTATGGTGGCTGGAAGTAAAAGCGCCGAGAGCTGGCGCTTTTTATTGTTGGTCAGAGTTGTTGAGGTTATTTACTTTTACATCTGTACGCGTCAGCTGAAACGCTTGGGGAGTAGCCTCCGCTAATTGAGTGCCACACTAAGTGCGTACCCCCTAAGTCTATGGCTTGCTGTTTGGCCTGTTCTTTAGCATTATTTATACCCGTTGTAGCCGCTAACCCTCCCCAACCAGACGTTCCTGTTACGTTGGTAATGAATTGGCATCCGGTAACTTCACTTAGTACAGTTTCTTTGATTTCACCGATAGCCTGTTGAGAAGCGCAGCCAGCAATAGCGGCTGATATAATTGCAATTGTTATTCTTCCATTCATTCTAACACCCTGAACATTTATTTTTTATTGAATATATTTCTGCAGGACATAGCTACCAGCTTGGCGGCAGTGTCTGATTTTGCGTTACCTATATTGCTAAGAATGCACTCATTAGCGTTTACAGGGGTTAAATAGGCTTGCATAGCTGCAAAGGCCATTAAGGCAGCAATCACACTGACTACCATTGCCTTTCTAGTCTTTTGACTCATTAGTAACCTCTTTAATGGTGACTGGGTTTAAAAATCCTGAATAACCTGCTTTACCACGCCAATGATAGTGCAGTTCCCATTAATTGGCATGGTTGGGTAGCTGCTATTGAAGGGCTTTAAGTATTTGGCCCCGCCATCTATCACTAACTGCTTTAGAGTGGCCTCTTCGCTGTCGTTTAACATCGCTACTACAACTTTACCATGCTCAGCACCAATGCAAGGATCCACGATAATTACCGAGCCTTCGGGAATTGATTTGCCGCCAGTAAAGCTGGTCATGCTATCGCCCTTAACGCGCAGGGCGAATGCTTCGCCGCTTACGTTGGCGGTATGCTGGTAAAAAATAGTGTCACTAGTTTGTTGTAGCACTTCCATGTCGATTTCTTTCCATTTGCCTGCTTGCACCCATGATATTAGAGGAGCCTTGCCTCTTAGGTCTGGCCCAAGCTCTAGCTCTATATTTTTCTCTGGCGAGCCCTTGCCCTCGACAAGCCAGGAAACATTGCACCTTAAAAGCTTTGCCAGCCTAACAGCATTTTCACCGCCTGGCTTGCCCAGCCCATTAACCCACTTGCTAACCGTGCTCTTAGTTACGCCAAGCTTGCGGTAAATTTCAGCGGCCTTTATATCGCATAGCTTCATTTGCGAGTTTAGACGTTTTTCAAATGACATATTCTTCGCTTCTGAGTTTATATAAGTAAACATCATAATCCTAATCTGGTTTCTTTTGGTTGACACAGGTGGAGCGTAAAGCGTACACTTTTGGAAACTATTAATTTAACAGGATCGCACAATGAAATTTTCTGACGCTATCGACTACTTTGATGGAGATCGCAAGGCTCTTGGCGACTCTTTTCGATTTCCCGCAAACAAGGCGACCATTAGCAAGTGGTTTAAAATTGGGTTCCTTCCTTATGGGCGTGCACTGGAGCTAGAAAAAGTAACCAGCGGCAAGCTTAAGGTTGATTACTCGCTTTACCCAACCAGCCAAAAAGCAGCATAGGAGAAACTATAAATGCTTTTATCTAGAAAAAGTACGTTTGACGCTAAGCCTAGCGCACGTTGCCCTATGGCTGCGGCTGAAAGCTATAAAAATGATTTTAATATTGCTGACATAGCCAGAAAGATGGGAGTTAACCCAACTGTGTTGCGTAGCAAATTAGCTGAGGATTGTGATACGCATATTCTCGGTTTTCAGCAAGTGATTGCTATTGGTTATTTAACCGGTGATCACCGCGCTTTAGAAGCGTGGGCCTACAGCCTAGGTAAAACAACTATAGATTTGCCGGAGGTTGGCTTGTCGGATGATGAAGTGGCCGACCAGATTTTAACGCTACAAGAAACGATTGGTGATTTTGCTAAAACGTTTCGCCTGGCGCGTCAAAAAGGCGTGATCACGCAATCTGATTTTGATGCCATTCAAAAAAATACCCTTTCAATTATCTCTACAGCGCTACAGCTTAACGCTGAAATTGAGCAAATGGTTAGGCCTGATCCTAATGAACCAGTTGCGGCTAAAGCTACATCGTTAAAGGTGGCGTGATTATGGATGCCGCAGATAGCGCACAAATAGAAATAGACCGCGAGCAAGCGCGGCAAGTTGCCAATTTAAAACAAGCTGAGGTTGTTGCAACTGATGAATGTATTGAATGCGGCAATGAAATACCAGAAGAACGTCGCAAGGCGGTGAATACCAATTTATGTATTGGTTGTGCAGAGATGCGCGAGTTACGTAGCAGAAACTACGCAACTCGCAGATAAAACAAAACCCGCATCAGCTTTGGTCGGCACGATAGCGGGTTTCAATTCAACGAGGTAAGTATGAGCAATTTAGCAGAAATATACAAGTTTCCTGAGCGATTGGAGGCAAATGTTAAGCAACATGACGCAGGTGGTTATGTGAAAGCAGATATTGAGCAAGGTTATGACAGGCTAGCCCAAAAGCTAACTGACACGCTTGCAAACCCACCGGTAAAGCTAAGTGCGCGCGAGTATCAAATTGTATTTGCTGTGATCAGTAAAACGTATCGTTGGCAGAAAAAAAATGACTGGATGACGAATACGCAAATTAGCAGCTTGACCGGAATTGATAGCACGAACATCGGGAAAATTATTAAAGGTTTGATAGCTAAAAAAGTGTTATTTCGTGATGGTAAAAACACTGGAATTAACCCTGTTGTTAGTGAATGGCAAGAAATAGCGATTAGTCAAAATCAACTAAAAACTAGTCAAAAACGACTAGTTAAAAGCACCCCTAAAACTAGTCAAAAACGACTAGCTAACTCGTCAAAAACGACTAAAAAACTAGTCGAAAATGACTGCCACATAAGAAAAGAAACTAATACAAAAGATAATAATAAAAAAATAAACAAAAAAAGTTTGCTTGAATCTTTAGATTTTTCTACTTGGCCAGCCATGCCTAGCAATCAAATTTTTGATGATTGGATTGCTATGCGTAAATCCAAAAAAGCGAGCGTTAGTCAAACCGTGATTAACAACTTTGGGGCTCAGTTTCAAATTGCTTTTCAAAACGGGCTCAGTGTCGATGAATGTTTATCCGAGTGCATAACGCGAAACTGGCAGGGATTTAAATATTCTTGGATCGCCAATTCAAATCAAAACTTATCGCAGAGCTTTGGCAGTCAATCTAGGTTCGTTGGCGATCAACTGGCAGCTTTGCAGCATTCTGTGGCCCATATTCCAACTCCGCACGATGATGAGGTGCTTTGATGAATACTCAAGTTTCAACAATCCACAGCGCAGACAAGCGGCAGACTAACGATGTGCTGGTTAAGCTGATCAGCGATGAGGTGTTGCCATCACTAAAAGCGTACTACCCAAACAGTGATTTTAACTGGCGCGGCAACCTTGTTTTATTTGCAAATGAATATGCTGGGCAGCTTTACGGTATGGGGATCATCGCTAAGCACGTAAGAGCTGCGTTAGATATGGCCCGGTTACTTTCAACAAGCGAGAGGCACGCGCCAAACCCAATTGAATTTAAAATTTTATGCCTACAGGCGAAGGGTATGCCAACGCTCGATAGCTGCATGAGCGAGATAAACGAGCAGCGCATTAAAAATTACGGAAAAGACAAGGATTGGTCAGAGCCTTTAGTTTATTGGCTTAACCAGCAAATAGCTGCAGCGCGTGCAACGTTGACTGATAGCGCCTGGAAGAAGATGGCTAAAAACCGTTACACGGAATTGGCTGATAAGTATGGCAAAGGCGAGCTAGGCCCAATACCACTGAAAATTGAATATAACGCACCGCCGGCCTATTTGAGATATGCGGGAGTGGGACGATGAAGTCATACGAGCAAGATCAAAAAGAATTCATTAGAGCGCTAAAAGAAATTTTAGGTGTTCACTATCAATCGGCCCTGGCAGATGCGAAGCAAGCAAAGTTATCAGCTTTACAGGGGATTAAAAACCCAACACCAAAGCAGCTTGGTTTTGCTACTGCCGAAGCTAACAGGGCAATGGCTCGCGCAGCTAAAGCATGTGGGGTGGATAGTGTGCCGCAATACATCAAAGACAAAAAGGAGCAAGGCAAAAACCACTACGCATCACAAGCAAGAACAAAGCAAGCAGCCAGGCGAAGCAATATTAAAGCGAGCCCTGGTAATTTTACATCAAGCAAGGTGCCAGCAAATCAAGGCTATTCGCTGAATGCTGAATTAGAAAAAACATTTAACAACGCAAGAAAAACAGCTTAGGAGCTAATTATGACGACAATTAAAAAAAGCACTTTTACTCAGTTATCAGCCGCCGGTGAGATTTTTTGCGACGGCTTTATTTCTAACTCAAAGGCACAGGCTGCAAAAGCCATTCAAGATGGTGCACAGGCAAATCATGATGCAGCGTTTGGCAATCTAACCAAGGCCGTAGCAGTGCTGGCAGATAAAAACCAGCTAGATAGGCAGATGCGAGATGTACTTCTCACTATTGGCGCACATATTTTGGTGCAAGCACAAAAAGAAACAGTGGCGGCACAGCAGGAAGAGCCGGGACCAATTGAAAAACAAGGCAAGGCCGCCTAATGAGCAAAAAAGTTTTAACCGTAACAAATGTCCAATACTTAATGCCGCAGGTGGGCAAGGCTATTCGGGATATTTTAAAGCAGGGCAAAAATGTTGTTATTGAGTTTAAAGAGCACAAAGCAAAACGCTCTTTAGCTCAAAACAGATTGTTGTGGGTATGGAACCAGGAGATAGCTAATCACTTTCGTGAACATTTTGGGCAAGAGAATAGCTCTGAGGACGTGCACGAAGTATTTGTGCGTAAAAAGTTTGGCGTAAAAGTTATTCAAGCCGGTAACGAGGAACCCATTATTGTTCGCAAGCGCACGCGCAAGCTAAACACCAAAGAATTTTGCGAGTATTTAAATTGGATGGAGCAGTATTGCGCTGAATATTTAGAGCTTTTACTACCACAGCCGGACGATTTATATCACTTGGCTATGTACGGGGAGGCAAATAATGTCAGTCATTAGTAAAAAAATACGCAATAGCGCACGCGGCCAAGAATGCCAGGTGCGCATACCAGGCGTATGCAATCGCAATAATGAAACAGTAATACTTGCTCACGTTGGCAAAGGTTCAGGCATGGGCCAGAAGTGTGATGATATTCACGCAACTTACGCATGCTCAGCGTGTCACGATGCTATAGATGGCAGAGTAAGAGTGAATACATCGCAAGTAACTAGGCTTTATGCGTATGACGGCATGGTTAGAACGCAAAAGCTTTTACTCGAGCAAGAATTGATACAGGTGGCTAAATGAACGCGTTTTTTAAACTTGTTGGTACGTATCAAGGTTTCTTAGTTCTGGAAGATGAGGGCTTGCCGGAGTTTATAGTTTCGCCGGCAAAGGAAGTAGAGCTAAAGCCATGGATGACACAAAGAGCTTACCCTAATCGAGTGCAAAAAAAATGGATTAGAAGGTATGGGCTGATTAAGAAAAGATGCGTACATGTATTTGGCGACAATATCCATGTACACCCATCGACAGCTAAAGCGCTTTTGCATGAGCTAAACGATAAGGGGGTATTGCTAAATGATTAATTTAACTTTGCCCTACCCACCAACAGTTAACCACTATTGGAAATCATCTGTAAAGCGCGTAACTGGAAGCAAAAGTCGAGTGATAACGCGCGTAAGCGATGAAGGCAAGGCATTTGCTGAACAAGTGTTTTGGTTAGTGCGAGAGCAAAAGGCCCATAAAAAGCTTAAAGCAGATTTAAAGCTAGTTATACACGTTTACGTGCCGGATAGACGTAGGCGTGACATTGATAACCTGAGCAAATCTTTGTTTGATGCAATGCAAAAAGCTGGCGTCTATGAAGATGATACGCAGATAAAGGACTTTCGCATGATCCACAGTGGAATAGTCAAAGGCGGAAAAGTTACACTGAGCATTGAGGAAATATAACATGCAGCCAATTAAGCTATTGTCTAAGTTAACAACGAAAACACTGAATCTCACTGGTACGTTTGGTGGAAGTGGGCAAGACGTTATTGATTGGCGAACAGCAGCACATGCTTTAGCCGGCTTACCATCTTGTCCGACTAATTGGGCTTACTTTCGTTATGTAGGGGAAGAAACAAGGCTTAATCGTGTTGTACGCTCGCTTACTATGCACATAACGCTGTTTATCAAGATAAAACGATATAAGGTTAAGTCTGAAACGTTAAACGGCATAGTAATGGCAGCGGTTTATGAATTTGTGCAGCCTGTATGTGGTGAATGCGACGGCAGCGGTTTAGCTCCAGGGCAAAAGGCCATTAACCTAGACGCTTTGATATGCACTAAATGCCACGGCACCGGACGCAAGCCTTTGTCTAATCGCAGTAGATGCAAGATTATAGGTATCGGACATAAAAGCTATTCAAGTACGCATGATGATATAACCAAGGAGCTACTACGACTAATTGCCGGATGGGAAAGCGCCATCTTTAAAAACATACGCGTAAAGATGGGGGAGGTCGCGTGACCACTTCTAAATACATTCCTAAAGAATTAATGTTTAGCAGCATAAAAGAAATGCTATGCAGTATTGCTACGCCAAGGCTAAAACCAAAAAGTTTAATATTTAGTATGCAGGCGACAATTAAATATATCTCAACACCAGAAAACGGCATAGATGTATGGATACCTGATAGTGTAAATATAAGAAGGCGCTTAGTATGAGTAAGATAACAATAAACGGCAATATTATGAGAGGCCGATAGCATGCTAATAAAGCCCAACAGGATACTAACAGCGATAATGATTAAGTATCCAATACTCATAGACAAGTACCTAACGGAACATTAAAGAACAAAACGGAACAACACCGGAACAAAATAGCGCTCTTAATTAATTTAAGGGCGTTTTTTATTGCCTAAAGCAAAGTTTTAGCGGAACAACGCGGAACAAATGGCGGAACAATTGAAAATGTAAGTTATTGATATTCAATTGATGTTCGCTTTAAGCGGAACAATTGAAGGGGAAATATAACGATTTGTCCTGTTTATCGACTCGATGATCCTTTTTACGCTATGAAATCTCACACTTGACAGGTGCGACGGGGGTGCGATACATTTGACAGGTCAATCAAATAAAATACCTTAACGGAGTGTGGGCATGATAGCTGAATACAAGATAGATACCTTTTACGAGATAAAAGCAACGCTGGACGGGCAAAGAGAAGTTATTTATGGCGGCTTTGACAAAGAAACAATCAAAAATGACTTGCTACTTGAGATTCCCGATTTAACAGAGGAAGGCTACACAGATATAAAAATAGAAAGCAAGGTTGTTGACTGTCATCCCGCGCCAGAAGTTTATTACGATTGTGAAGATTGGTTTTACGCCAAATCGGTAAAAATAGATTTAGGCAGGGGGATAGCTTGGGCTGTTGGTATGAATGATGAGAATCTTTACCAAGTATGCTTGTTGAAAAGCGAGCAAGGCGGGTTCAGACGGGCTGTATCAAAGAGCTGTTGCGATGGTAGCAAAGGAGATTGCGGCAAATATAATAACTCACTTGGCTACCCTTGTATTGAAATGGCTAGATGGATGTTTTTTAGAGCAGTGAGAAAGTCAGGCCTTAAATACGTTAATAAAAAGGATAAATAGCATGAGCAAACGAGTTTTACTATGGCTTGCAGATATAACACCGTTAGTCAGTTCAACAAGCGTACTCTTTGAAGATGACGGCCCAAAGGTTGAGTTACGGCTCAAGGACGGCAACGTTGTAAAGCTAGATGAAAGCTATGTAACCATCACCAACGAGCCAAGAAGTAGTATCGAGCCACTTACAGTTGATGTTTGTAAGCAGTTTGGGAGAAAGATATTGCTTCATGGTGTTGATGTAACCAGGCTGGTGAGCAGCGTTTACCTTTCAACGACAGAGGACGACATAACACTTACTTACGTTGATGGCCTTGAATCAACGTACAGAAATGAAGATGTTAAAATTATAGATGTTACGGAGGGCGACAATGCCAGCAATTAAAAAATCAGTGCGTATTATTGAGCAGGCGCAAGAGGTGATTGATGTTTTTGGCTTTGGGATTATTGATGGAGATATTAATTGGTCGGGCTGTATTAACGAAATAACAAGGCAGTTTGAGGTCATGGCAAGGGAAAATGAGCCATCTTTACCGGATGCTATGTGGATTGCACTTAAAGATTATTATTTAGAATACAAAGATAAAAATGGATCAGGACATAGTATTGATACGCTTTTGCTTGGCGCAGCAAAATTAAACAAAGACTTTCCTGGCTTGTTTTTGACAGTTGAGGAATGGAGCGAGACGCAAAAGCTAGCCGCAATACATAGTATCAAGCAATTTATATCTGAAACAATATGCAAGTAAGGAGCCTAACAATGATTAAATACAGCAAAGCAGAGCTTATTGAAATGATAGATAACTATGCAGATACAGAAGTTATTGTATGCAGGCTGCAAAATATATCTCAATGTTACCGTGAGTCTGGGCATGAAGTAAGTGTATCGGCCTCAATTTCAGAGGCCGCGGTGAGACTTGAAAGTATATTCTGTCACCTATCCAACATAAAAGAATTGTACTGCGAAAAAAATACAGGCTTAGAGAGTATAAAAGATCATTTTGAAAACTCTGTACTTGATAACTCTGGCACAAGTGAAGTGGTGAAGGGGGTTAAAGGTGCCTGCGAGGTTATAAAGACAATGGCCTTGTCGTGCGATGAACTTTGGTTTGCAGACCAAGCAATTCAAAATTTAGAGGGTATGTTTGATCTGCTGATGGAATTTTATAAACTTTACTTAATGAGCGAGCAAGATAATGGCAAATAAAATAGATCTTTTAAAAATCACAGAGCCTACTATCGTCTCTAGTGACACCGATGTTTTTTATATCCGCAAGATAGGTGAAAATGATGAAGGCTTTGAAGTTGATGATATGATCATTAGCAACCTTAGCAGTCTAGGCATGGAAAAAACGCCTATGAATACCAGGCTTTACGAAAGGGGGTACAGCTGCGATAGAAATGCCATTATATATAACGGCACCATGCTATCTGATATTTTAGAGAGTGAGTGTAAAACATCGCGAGAATACTTTAAAGAAACAGAGTTTTATGATGTTACAGAGTCATATTTGGCGTTTAAGTTTGGTTATTTGAGTAACATAGAGCAGGTTGATGCTTTGTGGAGTCTAGCTGCTAGGTATGGCTATGAAACCATACAAGACGTGCGCCGAATACATAATCACAACTCAATAAGGGCGTTTCAATCAACAGGTAGTAAGATTGTCTTTGCTGATTATTTATCGCCAAGCGATATTATTGGCAGGCAGCAAATCAATTTTCCTGCAATTAAGTATGCAAATGACGACATTAGTTAGCTTGCAAACCCCCCAAGATTGATATATCTTTTCACATGTTGAAGAAATCCGCTTAGTTTTACGACTGAGCGGATTTTTTTTGCTCTATGCTACTTGCTTTGCCCGATCTTAATGGTCGGGCTTTTTTATGTGCGAAACAAAAGGCTTTGCTATGAAACTTTTATTAAAACGCTTCCCAACACCAAAGGGTATTTTTGGCACGTTTGGCGAGCTATACGCAAAAGGCGAGTTAGTTTGTTTTACTGTCGAACGTGAATGGAATAACAATAAACCGTCTATTTCTTGCGTTCCTTGTGGAATCTACGAGTTAGTACCCCACGAAAGCCCAAAGCATGGAATGTGCTACGCGCTACAGCAAAAAAACTTAGGCGTAACTATCTATGGACCATCACAACGAACACATATTCTTATACACATCGCAAACAAAGCAACGGAGTTAGCCGGTTGTATTGCACCAGGTAAAACGCTTGGTGTTGTTGGCGGTGAGTGGTCTGTTTTGAATAGTGGCGGTGCTTTTAACTTGTTAATGACTTTGCTTGACGGTAAGCCGGCAACTTTGGAGATAGTAAACGCATGAGCGATAACTTTTTCACTAAAGCAATAGACTTTGTAAGCGGTGGCTTTGGCTCGACAGTTGTAGAAGCAGTTAAAGATTACTTTCCGCCAAGCATGAGCGAGCAAGAGAAAGCCGAATTGTCTTTTCGCATTCAAACGGCCACAGATCAGCAAGCATTACAGATGCAAGAGCTAAACAATAAAGCGCAAGCTGAGTTTAATAGACGCATTGCTGAGCTTGAGGGTACGGCCAAAGATTTAAAGTCTATTCCTTTGCTTGGTCCGATTATGCTGTTTTTACGCGGTTGCCAGCGTCCTGTTTGGGGTTATTCGACTCTGTATATTGATTTTAAAGTATTCAGCGGCGCTTGGGTTGGTTTGACGGACACACAAGAAAGCGCTTTGTGGATTATTAACTTTTTAGTGCTCGCCTTTCTATTTGGCGAAAGAGCAATGAAAAACGTAACGCCGCTTATTGAGCGGATCATTAAAACAAAATTAGGAAAAGCGTAATGCCGCCGGAATCAGGACCAATCCTAAAGCACCTCATTGATCTAGGGCTTGGTTATGTTTGGTTTGTTTTGCTGGCTGTTTGGGGTGGCACCGTGAATTATATTAACCGCAGAAAAAACGACAAATTACCGTTTAGCATTGTTGAGCTAGTCGGTGAATGGGCCGTTAGCGGATTTGCAGGAATTATCACCGTGTTGATATGCCAAGAGTTAGGTATGTCTGTAACGATAACAGCAGCCACAGCGGGTATAGCAGGTCATATGGGTGGTCGCTCAATCTTTTTGCTAGAGCGTTACTTTCAAACTCGCATTGGCATCAAGGGCAGTAACGGTGATAAGTAGTGTCAAAGTGGGCGGATTTAAACGAGCTATTTCAAAAGCAGCACGCAGAAACAGGCGCATCACTTAAAGAATTTTGCGACAGCCACGGTTTAAGCTACAGCACAGCGCGTAAGCACATAAAAACATCAAGAAAAGCGCCGCGCAAAGTAGTTAAAGACGATGGTCAAAAGCTAAAAAGAGCACCGAACTTTAAACACGGTGGTTATACAAAGTATTTTAAGCAAGGCGTTAATCAGTTAGTTGAAGCAACAACGCTAGAAGATGAGCTTGATTTATGTCGCGCTCGCATTCACATGGTTATGGACTCGATTGAGGGCATCCAAAAGCTATTAGATGATGCGGATACTACAAACGAATCGAAAGTGATGCTTTATGAGTCGTTATTTAAAGCTGAAATGTCACTTGATAGAAATGTCATACGTGCTGAGTCGATAACTAAAACGCTATCAAGCCTTGAGACAGACACACTAGCGCGCGGCAAGCTTATTGCTGAAACGACACGCATTAAGCAGCAAACACAATCTCTGGTCAACGCGACCAAACGTGGCAAGCATCAGGCGGAAATTGCAGAGCATGAAGCAGCCAAAGCACGTAAAGAGGCCGGCGGCACTAGTAAGCTTGATGATTTCATTGATAAGCGCACAGGCGGTTTAGATACGGTGGTTAGTCAGTAATGCAGCCAAAACCAGCTAAATACCCTAAGAGCACATGGCTCACAGAAGAAGAACGCTTTAATTTAGATGAAGTAGAGCTGTTAGAGCGATGCGAGCCCTACCTTGATTGTTGGTGGTGGCGTTTAAACAACTTATACATCATAGCGGACGAGAAAGGTCGCGAAGTGTTGTTTCGTTGTCGTATAGCGCAAACCGTACTTTTTGTAACGATGTGGTTTTTAAACATCATCTTAAAAGCGCGTCAGCTTGGCTTTAGCACAGCAATACAAGTTTTTATCCTGGACCATGCCATGTTTAACGATAACAGGCAGTGTGGAGTAATCGCACAGGGTAAAGAAGAAGCCAGCGCCATATTTTCATCTAAGATACTTTATCCCTACGAGCGGTTACCAAGTTGGCTTAAAACGGGCAAGCGCTCAGTTAAAAGTAAAACTGGCACCGGCATAAAGTTTAATAATGACTCATGGATACGTGTTGCTGTTTCGTTCCGCTCGGGAACACTTCAAGTATTACACGTATCAGAATACGGCAAGATATGCGCTAACTACCCATTACGAGCAGACGAGGTTCAATCGGGCTCACTGAATGCGGTACATGAAGGCTCTTATATTTTTATAGAGTCAACAGCAGAAGGCGCAAGCGGCAATTTCTTTGATATGTCAGTCGATGCCATGGATTTATCAGCATCAGGCATTGCGCTAGGCCAGCAAGATTTTAAATTCCACTTTTATCCGTGGTTTGATGATCCTAAGTATGTGGCACCAGTGCCGACAGGTGGTTTAAAACTTTCAAAGGAAAAGGCCAAATACTTCAAAGCAGTTGAAGCAGCTAACGGCGTAAAGCTCACAGACGAGCAAATAAGCTGGTACATAGGCAAGGAGCGCAACCAAAAAGGCAAGATGAAGCAGGAATATCCATCTACACCGATGGAGGCTTTTTTAACATCAGGCCGTAAAGTATTTGATAGTGACGATTTAATGCGTGTCGAAGGGCGCTGCGTTAAGCCGTTACTTGTTTATGATCTTGAGCCATACACCGGCAATATGAAGAAAATGAACGGCAAGGTTGATTTAAACGCCAAAGGTAGCGATAAACTGGCCCAATCAACGTTAGGCTATCTACTTATTTGGGAATTACCAGACGAAAACGAAGATTATGCGATCGGTAGCGATGTTGCAGAAGGACTTGAACATGGCGATCGCAGCTCATTAGACGTTGTTGCCAAATCGGATGGGCGACAGGTAGCACATTGGTTCGGTTATATAGACCCTAAGCGGTTTGCACACATAAACAAGCATATCGGACTTATGTATAACAAGGCCTATATTGGCGTTGAGCGAAACAATCACGGTCATGCGACACTTCAAGAGCTTGTTGAGATTTACCCAACGAGCCGGATTTACACGGAAGAACACATTGATCGCGAAGATACGGACGAAGAAACCCGCAAGGTAGGCTGGAATACAAGCGCGCAATCAAAGCCAATTTTAACGAGTGGCCTTGATGAACTACTTACTCACGACAAAGACGGCATTGTTTGGCGCGGCACAGTTAATGAACTCAATACATTTGTTTACGATAAAAAAGGCCGCATGGGCGCACAGCCTGGCGGGTTTGATGATCAGGTAATGAGCTATGCAATTGCGCAAGAAATGCGAGTAAGAATGCCTAAGCGACTAATTAAAGATAATACACCAGCACCCCATAACCCTAACTCTTGGATGGCACGATAACAGATGGCTGATCACGTAAAATCAAATAAAGACGGCTTTACGCTAGATAAGCTGTTAACCCTGCTTGGCGATATTGACAGCCAACCCGATTGGCGCACGCCAGCAACTAAAGCGTGTGCGTACTATGACGGCGACCAATTAAGCGAAGCGGTAAGAAAAGTATTGCACGATCGCGGACAGCCCGAAATCGTACATAACATGATTGGGCCGACTATTGACGGCGTGTTGGGCCTTGAAGCCCGATCACGTTCAGATCTAATGATTGTTGCCGATGATGAAAACGGTGATGAATTAGCGAAAGCATTAAATGAAAAGTTTAAAGACGCCTGGCGTTTATCTCATGCTGATCGTGCTTGCTCGGATGCTTACGCTAGCCAGTTAAAAGCGGGCATTGGTTGGGTAGAAGTTACTAAAAATCCAATACCTTTTGCAGCAGCTTACCGCGTTAAGTTTATTCACCGTCGCGAAGTGTGGTGGGACTGGAACGCACAAGAAGCCGATCGCAGTGATGCACGTTGGATGCTGCGTAAAAAATGGCTAGACCTGGACGAAGCCCTGGCTACTTTCCCGGACCACAAAGAAATTTTAAAGAACTCAGTTAATTTGTGGGAAGATTTTTACAATACGGTAGATAAAGAGCATGTAGAAGAGCATGGATTACACGCCGCTTGGCACGATAGCCAAAGTTGGACACGCGGACAAAGCGAATGGCTGGACCAAACTCGCAACCGTGTATTACTGCAAGTTATTTACTACAAGGTATGGAAACGCGCGCACATTATTAAAATGAGCGATGGCCGTGTTATTGAATACGATAAAAATAACGATGTTCACCAGGCTGCGGTGCAAAGCGGCAAGGTTACTCTTGAATACGCCGCATTCCCTAACGTGCGTGAGGCGTGGTTTGTTGGCCCGCATAGAATTATTGATAGACCAAGCGAAGCGCCAGGCGGCATGTATAACCTGATACCTTTCATTGGTTATCAAAAAGATGCAAGCGGTGAACCTTATGGACTGATCAGTCGCATGGTACCGGCACAAGATGGCATTAACGCACGCGTTATACGCCTTAACTACTTACTACAAGCACGACGAGTAATAGCCGATGATGATGCGACGCAGTTAAGTAACGACCGATTAAAAGAAGAAATCGAAAAGCCGGACGGGTACATACCACTTAACCCGGACCGTAAAAGCAAGTTAAAGGCGTCAGATGCGTTAAGCATTCAAAACGATGTAGGCATTGCGGCGCAGCAGTTTAACTTAATGCAAAATGATATGAAGCTTATCCAGGACACTGCCGGCGTTTATAACTCGATGCTAGGGCAAGACAGTAGTGCAACAAGTGGTGTAGCCATTGCAAACTTGGTTGAGCAAGGCACAACAACGCTTGCTGAGCTTAATGATAACTTTCACTTTTCACGTAACCGCGTAGGCGACCTACTACTGGCTTTCATCATTGAAGAGTTGAAGCCGCAAAACAACGTACAAGTAACCGCTAATCGCGACGATAAAGCTAAGCGTAAGCAGATTGTACTTAACCAGCCCAATGAAAGTGGCAAGCGTGATAACGATGTAGCCCGCTGGAAAGGTCACTTAGCGTTAGCACCGGTTAAAGCAACACCAACGTATCGACAGCAGCAAGCAACGCTACTAAGCAATGTAATGAGCCAGATACCGCCAGAAGCACAAGCAGCAACAATGCCTATGTTCGTTGAGCTAATGGACCTACCAAACAAAGAAGAGTTTTTAGCAACGTTACGCCAGGCGTTAAACATTCCTAAGCCGCAAGAAGATATGAACGAAGATGAACTTGCACAAGCTCAAGCCCAGGCTGAAAAAGCACAGGCGATGGAAGAGCTACAAATGCAAGAGATCCAAGGCAATATGGAAAAGTTAGCCCTTGAGCGCGAACAACTAAAAGTCAAAATACTTGAATTACAGAAGAAAACTGAAACAGAAGAAGTTAAAGACGACAAGTTAATTGCTGAAACTGAAAAGATTTTAAGTGAAGTGCGCCGTAGTAACGCTGAAATAGCAGCTATGAAGTCAAACGTACAAGCGAACATTCAACAACAACTAGACGCGATACAGGTGTAGCGATGAAACAACTAGAAAGCCTTGACCACATACCGGCAGAACATATGGAGCAGATCAAGTCCATTGCCCAAATGTGCCATGAAGTTAACCGCGCTTACACGCTTATAATGCGTGACCCGTCAAAGCACTGGCATGAACTTGAGCAGCAAGACAAAGATGCTGTTATTGAGCATGTAGCGTTTTTAATTCTGAATGTAGATGCAGGGGAAAAGGCATGGCATGACGCATGGGTAGCAAAAATGGTTGTAGCTGGGTGGAAGTACGGGCCTAAGCGCTCAGTTAAAAGCAAGACGCATGAGCATCTAAAGCCATTTCACCACTTGCCAGAAAAGCAGCAAGTTAAAGATGCACTATTTCACAGCATTGTTAAGCAAGCTATTCACGCGGGGTAAGCATGAACATACTCAAGCACTGGTTTTTGAAATACATAATGCCAGCGTTTGAGCCGGCTAAAGCAAAAAATAGCGAACAAGCCACACTCACTACCCACTACAGCCGAAAGGAAAAGCGAAATACAACCGTTAGCTGGGGTTCGGTAGAGATAAAGCTACGAAAGCCATATAGATAAGGTGAATTAGAATGAGCAATAAGCACGTAGAAAGAATGAAAGATGAGCATAAAGAGCTAACCGTTAAGACAAAGGCGCTTAACGCTTTCATTCATGGCAATGAGATATTTAAAACGCTTGATGACTTGGAGCAGGCGAGAATGATTAAGCAGGCTGGGTTTATGGAAGCATACGCCGAAACGCTAGCAAGTAGAATATGGGCAAATCAATAGCCCGCAACAACACACGTACTACGCAGAAATGAAGCCGCTTTGTTAACTCAAGGCGGCTTTTTTGTGCGATGCACAAACTCGCAGGGGCAGCGATACGCCTGAATTTTAATTTTCGTAGCCATACGTTAAATGGTCAATGGGGTAATAAAGTGGACGAACTAGACGAGATATTAGCAAATGGCACTGACGAAGAAATCGAGGCAGCACTAGCTGGTCTTGATATTGAAGGTGAAACACTATTTGGTGACGAAGATGGCGAAAAAGAGCCTGTAGTAGAAATCAAAGAAGAAGCACCTGCAGCAGAGCCAAAGCAGGAAGCAAGCGAAGCATCAACTAAAACAGACGTAGAAGGGGAGTCGTCAACCAAAGAAGGTGAAGCGCCAGAGGGTTACGTTGAAATTGATGGTGAGTATTACGTAAAAGCAACGGAGGTAAGCAGCAAGAACGGTCAGCACAGTTTACCGTATGACGTACTTGTGCAAACGCGAGAGCGAGCAGCAGCAGCCGAAGCAGAGCGTGAGCGACTAACCACAGAAAAGGCGGAACTTGAAAGTCAGTTTGCAGAAACCAAGCGTGTAGCAGAGTTACATAGCAGCCAGTTAAAAGAGGCTGGAATGGACCCGCGCAAACTGCCAGGCGAAATGCTTAAAGATCCTGAGCTAATGAATCGCATTAAAGACGAATACCCAGAGCTAGGTGAATTAGTTAGTGAACTTGCTAACCAAATTCAGCAATACGGCAGCAAGAGCCAGCCAGAACCACAGCAACCCACCTCAGAAAATGAAGTGCAAAGCGCGTTTTCTAGTTCACAGCATTTAAAGCAGTGGATGGAAAGTGACGTTGATAAGTGGGATATGGCAAAGGTTATTGATGACAAGCTCGCAAAAGACCCATTGTTTGCAAACAAACCAGTAGCAGAACGTTTTAAAGAAGTTGAAAAGCGCGTTCAGAAGGCGTTTGGCGAACAGCACAAGCCTAAGCCAAGCAACAACGGAACGTCTGCACCAATCCCAAATACCCCAACTGATTTAGGCTCGCAAGCCAACGACTCAAGCGCTAACGCAAACTTACTAGATAAAGATGCCGGTACTATCACGGATCAAATGGCAAGTATGACCGAGGCGCAAATTGAGGCGATGCTTGAGAGCGCGTCAGATTTTCTCTAGGAAATTAAAATGAGCACAATTACTAAAGCGCAAGCGGCTAAGGCGTTTGGCGCTGCCCTGTTTACCCACACTCGTCGTCAAAATACGTTTGTGAATATGTTAACCGGCGCAGCTCCACAAGCAGCAAAAGCAGACACGGCACATAACAAAAAGCAAACTGAAAAGGGCGCACCCATTGTTATGATCAACGACTTACAAAGCCAAGCAGGCGACGCAGTAGAAATGGACTTGTTCCATAATCTAGGCGGTTTGCCAACGATGGGCGATAAAAAACTAGAAGGCCGAGGCGAGAGCTTAAGCAAGACAGTATTTGAATTGCGCATTGACCAAGGCCGTAAGATGGTTGATAGCGGTGGCAAAATGTCACAAAAACGTACTAAGCATAACTTGCTTACAACAGCTAAAACGCTGTTAGGTAACTACTACAACGACCTTAAAGACGAAGTGGCTATGTACCACTTGGCGGGCGCGCGCGGTTCGTTTGCACCGGACGATATTATTATCCCACTTGAAAGCCATGAAGAGTTTAAAGAAATCATGGTTAACGAAGTGTCGGCACCTACATATGACCGTCATATCTTTGGTGGTGATGCGACTAGCCTTGAGAGCATTGATGCTGCGGATATTATGACGCTAGAAAAACTAGATGATTTAGCGCTTATTCTTGAAGAGCAATCAAACCCGATGAAGCACATCACGTTTGAAGCTGATCAGATGGCGAATGAGTCACCGTTCTTCTTGCTGTTTGTTACTCCGCGTCAATGGCGTGACCTATGGGCTTCTGCGACTGATAAGAAATTGCAAGAGCTACAATCGCGCGCTATTAAACGTGGTACCGGCTTTAATCACCCGGTATTCAAAGGCGATGTGATCATGTGGCGCAACATTCTTGTTCGTCAATATCGTAAGCCAGTACGCTTCTATGCAGGCGATACGGTTACAGTGTCTAACAATGACAGACTTGCAACGACCAAACAGGTTACTGCAGGCGTAGACATTGACCGCGCTATCTTATTAGGTGGCCAGGCACTTGCTAACGCATACGGTAAGTCTGATTCAGGCTCGCACTTCTCTATGACTACTGAGAAAACCGACCATGGCAACGCCAATGAAACAGCAATCGTATGGATGAATGGCTGTAAGAAAGTACGCTTCTCTGATAAGTCAGGCCGCGTAAACGATTACGGTACTATGGTCCTTGATACCGCCGTTACGCTTTAATTTAGCTGGCGGCTTAGGTCGCCTTTTATTCGTTAACTAATTGGAATAACACCATGAAAGAAACATTTTACAAAGGCGCTGCGGGCAATTTATCAATGCACAGCGCTACCCTGGCATTATCAGCTTTAGCAGTAAGTGGCGTGGCGGTTGCGTCTGCAAACCTACCTATTGGCACGCAAATTACTGGCGTTCGCATTATTAATGACGCGCTTGGTGCTAATACGGAAGTGACAGCACAAGTGGTTAATCGCAATGGCGACTCAACCGATTTAGCTGCGTTCTCAACAGTCGCAGCGGGCGACGGCGTTACTTACGTTAAGCCGCACTACATTGGCGATGAAGGTCCTAGCGACTTAGTGGTCAAGAATACCGGCACTGGCGCAGCTACCGGCGAAGTGGTACTGCAAATTGAGTACCGCTACAAAGGTTACTAAGCCTTTTTCGATACACGTTTAAATCTAGCCCTGCGTTTGCGGGGCTTTTTTATTGGGAATGACCATGACTACCAAAACTAATATTGTCTACATCGGCAGTAAGCCATTTAAAAAAGACACCGTATGCGGTACGCGCTTAGTATTTAAACAGCTAGAGCCGGTACCCGTAGATAACGATTTACTGCAACGCTTTTTAAGTTACCCAAAAGTGTGGGTGCTTGAGTCTGAGCTTAAAGACGTTATCGAACGACTAGAAGCAGAGCAAGAAGCGGAACAGCAAAAGCGTTTAGCCGCGGAAGAAGCTAAGCAGAAAGCCATTAAAGATGCGGATCTTACCGTTGAAATTGGCGGCGAAACTATCGACCTGGGCAAATACAGCTCTTCACAGCTTGATACCTTTGTTGTTGCGCACGATCTGGTTATTGAAGGCGCTAAAAAGCCGTTACCTGCTTACAAGCTAAGAGTACGTGACGCAGTACGTGCACTAACTGCCACTGAAAACGGCGGAGAGTAACTAATGGCGCAACTATCTAGCTTGATCCCGTTAGTTCGTGAGCGCTGCGGGGGCGTTCTTGATCAAATGGCAAAGGACCAACTAGGTCGCGCCTATCAAAAGTTTTGTTATGAGTCGCGCTTTTTGGCCCGCATTCAAGAAATTGAGCAAGGGCAAGACGGCACGCTTGTTATTGATGATGATCATGTATTTGTGAGTGTTGATTTTGTATTGGATGCTAATGGGCGCGAGCTTAAAAGCGCACAAGATTACACTGTATCTACCGGCGGTAAAGTAACGGCGCTCGGCACTACTGCAAAATTACGTGTGTTTTACCACATCGCCCCGCAATTTATGCTGCCTAATGAATTTGAAGCAGATAACACCATTGTTAACCGGTGGGCCGATGCTATCGCAGATGGCGCAGCCGCAAACCTGTCGATGATGCCTAACACCCAATGGACCGACTTATCAAAGTCTGACTACTTTAAACGCCGTTTTACCGATGGCTACCGCGATGCCTTCCAAGTTGCTATTGAAGCTCTGGACGAGCAAAGACCAACACAACCAAGAGTATTTTTCTAATGGCTATAGTTACATCAAATGAAATCATGCAGCGCGTTAATAAGCTGCTAAACGATCCTGGCTTTACTCGCTGGCCTAAAGACGAGCTATTAAATTACTTAAACGATGCACAGCGCGCCATTGTATTGCGCCGCCCTGACTCTTACACCGTTGACGTTGACAACTTTGCATGTGTTGTCGGGGTAAAGCAGTCTTTGCCAGCCGATGCGCTTAAACTAATTGATATACCGCGTAACGCTAGCGGCAAAGCTATTCGTGGCCCTTATAATCGCCAAGTCCTAGATGATAACTACGATACCTGGTACGCAGGCAAAACAGCTACCGAAGTAGAGCTTTATATCTACGACGAGCGCAACCCTAAAACATTTTATGTTTACCCTGGTGTTACGCCTGGCATTCAGTTGACCTTGGTTTATTCAAAGGCACCGCCGGCAATTGATTCAGCGGCCAACGATTCGGGCGAAGTTATTGCGCTTGATGATGTGTATGTAAACGCCATTATTGAATGGGTTTTGTACCGCGCGTATATGAAAGATGCTGAATATGCAGCTAATCCAAACAAGAGCCAAATGCACATGAACGCATTTAGAAGCCAGTTAGGTGAAAAAAGCCAAGCTGACGTAGCGATGATGGGCGAAGAGAAAGGAAACTAACATGACAGCAAGCGCAGGCGCGTGGTATCGCGTAGGTAAAGTTAACGTAACTAACGGCGTTAAAACGATTTCTGGCGCGGGCAGCAAGTGGCTCAATGACTTGGTGGCAATTGCGGTAGGTGATGCGTTTACCGTGGATGCAAAGACCTGGTATGAGGTGATAGCAGTAAACAGTGACACAAGTATAGTGCTTGATAGAGGCTATGAAGGTGGCACCGCTGCAGGGGTTAATTATGCTATTTTGCGCAGTACGTCCGGCACAATATTAACGCGGATTGCCGGGCAAATATCGGTGCAGTTTAATCAAAAGCAATTGTTTTTAGACGAGTTGCGCAACTGGCTTACCTCTACCGACAGCTCGGTATCACTTACTGATAGTCACGGCAACACTTACCAGTACAAAAGCCTGAACAATATCCAAGCACTAACGGGGACTGTGGTATCGCGGGACGTTGGAACGTCTGCGGGTAATGTGATGGAAGTGGGCGCGTTTGGGTTAGGAAACACAAAAGGGGTTAGGCTTGAAAATGATAACGGAGATACTATTTCAAGAACAGGCACATATTCCACCCCAGCCGCTTGGGCGGGGAGTCCTTACGTTGGGACAAATACCGATAACCAAGGGTCTCTGCAACACAACCAATCATTTGCACTGGCAGAAAATTACGCGACACAAACTTTCATATCTATGTCCTTGGGTAATAGATGTTTTTTTAGGAAGAAAAGCCAGGGAGTATGGTCGCCTTGGAACGAAATATATCACACAAGAAATACCGTGGGTACGGTGTCGCAATCAGGCGGTGTGCCCACCGGCGCTATCATTGAGCGTGGTAGTGGTCCTAATGTAAAGTATTCTAAGTATGCCTGCGGATTAGCAATACTGCACGGTACTATGCAGTTTGATTGGTCGTCAGTCGTAACGCAGGATCTTCTCAGCAACGTGGACTTCATAGCTCCTCCCTCCATAGCATTTTCGCTTAACACTATAACTGCAGTAACTGACAAATGGGGAAGTGACATTTTTCCCAGAGGGATGGGTGTGAAATCGTCCTTGCAGCAAATAGTCAGCGGAAGGTCAGGACTGACCAGTGTTAGCTACACACTCACAGGTTATTGGTACTAAGGAGTAAATTATGAAAATTAAATTGTCACCAGTTTGCGTTACTGAAACAACAAACGCACCCGTAATAGTATTAAACGGCTTAACACTGTCAGTAGGTAATACTAATATTGATTTATCCCAAGTGCCAGAAGGTGGGCAAGCAGAAGCAAGTGAAGAGTCACCGTTAGTGGGTATTGTTACTCGTGATGAAGTCACTATTAAATATCCGTATAGCACAGATATTTACGAGCCTATGCAATCAACAAACCCACTAGATTATGAGTTTGAAATTACAAGTGGCACCATTAAATGCCCATTGACAAAGAAAAAGGCAGCATCCGATGTTTAAAAACATAAAGACCGCCGATGATTTACGTGCTGAAGAGTTAGAGCGGGATATTCAGCGGTTCAGAGTTGAAAGAGAGGCACTTGTAGCGCGCAATATTGTAACGGTGACGAGTGGCAAACGATTCCATGCTGACGAACCCTCAATAATAAAGCTCGGCAATAGCGTTATTCGCCACATTGATGCGCCCGATGATGCGATTATTAAATGGTCTACTGCCGATGTGGGTACCGGCGTTATGGTTGAATGCACCAAGGCTGAGATAGTAGAAGCGCATAAGCTTGCGGTAGAGTATGTGGAAAATATATGGTCAATTAGCCGGAGCTAACAATAAGCAAGGAGAGTCACATGCTAGCAGCATTAAAAACACTGCGAACATTAGCTGCGTATGCGCTATGCGCTCTGCTATTTATAGCCCCGTTTACCGTCCTTAGCGCTATTGCACTGACGGGTAACACTTGGGCATTTAATAGTTTGCACAGCATGGATATTGCCATTTGCAGTATGTGTCATGGTACTAAACTTGAGTCTATTTCTGCGCGCAGTTTTAGGTTGTCGCATGATAAACGCTACCGGTACCAAATGCTGGTTATTGATTTTTTAGCGCGGCCTTTTGATGGGGACAACCATTGCAGGCGCGCGCACAAATGGGAAAGCAAAGTAATCAAAATAAGATAACCCGCCCACAGCAACTATTAAACATTTAATCTAACTATAAGCGAATACTATGCCTGCCATATCCGTTAAAACATTTGCCGGTGAACGGCCTAAAGTTGATCCGCGCTTACTCCCCAACGAATCAGCCTCTAAAGCCTACGGCTGTCATTTTGATAATGGTAACTTATCGCCACTTAAGCGCCCAGCACTTACCGGCGACACTGTTATCTTTAATGCAAAGACCATTTACAAGCACCTAAATGAATACTGGTTTTCATGGAACAAAGTTGTTAATGCGGTAGCAAGTCCGGTGGCTAACGATCCATGGCAACGCGTTTACTTTACCGGTGACGGCTACCCGAAGGTAACGAATAACGCTATTTTTAGCGGCTCCATTATGCCTGCTAGTGCTTATCGCTTAGGTATTCAAGCGCCCGAAGTTCCTATAATAGCAACGGTTACTGACGCGGCTACCGAAGAGATTGATCCTAATGATGATGAAACCCGCTATTACACGCATACGTTTGTGACTGAGCAAGGCGAAGAGGGGCCGCCTGGCGAAGCGTCGCAGCGCATTGATATTAGATACCCCAATGAGGAAGGCACATTTGTGTCACTGGCTTTTTCACCGCCGAACGTTAACGCGTCGAATATAACGCACCGCCGAATATACCGAACTGCAACCGGTGGCGGCATTGCAGATTATTTATTTGTGGCTGAAATACCCATAGCGCAAAACCTACTTATCGACAGTTTAAGTACAGACGAGCTAGGATCGTCTCTTGATACCTACGATTATGAAATGCCCAATGAAAACATGATCGGCTTAACGTCGATGGCAAATGGCATATTAGCTGGTTTTTTTGATAGTACCGTGTGCTTTAGCGAGTCTTACCTTCCTTACGCGTGGCCTAGCAGTTACCAGCTAACAACCGAGCATAAAATAGTTACCTGCGCAGCACTTGGCAATACGCTTGCGGTATTAACTGAGGGCTACCCGTATTTATTTAGTGGCATTAGCCCGGATGCGATAGCCGGCCAAAAACTAGAGTCTAACCAATCATGCACCAGCGCACGCTCTGCGGTTATAGTTAACGGCTCACTTATTTACGCAAGTCCCGATGGTTTAATTGGCTTTAATGGTGGCGGGCTATCTATGCTAACAAGCCAAATAATAACCCGCGAGCAATGGCAAAAATACGAGCCCCATACTATTGAAGCGTATCACCAGGAGGGCCGCTACTTGGCGTTTTATGGTGCTAACTTAGATAAGGCGTTTATATTTGACCCTAGAAGTGGCGATTTTAGGCATTTTACAGCTACGGCTAATTGCGGTTTTAATAGTTTGATAGATGATGCGCTATACACTTGCCAAGGGCAAAACCTGAGTAAGTGGGAGGCAAGCCCTGCGCTAATGAGCTACGAATGGAAGTCTAAGGAGTTTATAGCGAACGACCTAAGCTTTGCGTGCGCAATGGTAAAGGGCGTTGATTTGAGCCTTGCAGGGCTGCGCATTTACGCCGACGAAGTAGAGGTATTACATTTAGCGCCGGGACAAATACCTAAATCAGCATTTAGGCTACCCAACACGCGCGGTAATTCATGGTCCTTTGAGGTTTACGGGCAAGGCACAATTCACAGTGTTTCTATTGCAACGACTATGCGCGAGGTGGCAGCTTAAATGGCTAAACTTAAAAAGGGCAGCTTTCCAGGCATTGCCCGCCAAGCAAAGCAAAGTCAATCGGAAGGTGCGATCACCGAAAATATAGAGATATTAACCGGGCAGCGTGGCAACGGTGAAAACAGAGCGCTGTTAGTTAAGGACCTAGTAAACTTAGATGATATGAAGCGCCGCGCGCTAATTAATAATGCTAGCGGTGGCGGTGCTGGCAATTTACCAATTGGCGGTGGCGGTATTGAGCGTCCGCACGCCCCGGTAAATCTAACGGGTACAGGCGGTTTTACTTTTATTGCATTAACATGGGATCACCCGACCTACAGAGGCCATGCTTATGCGGAGATATGGCGCAGTGAAACGGACTCTTTTAGTAGTGCAACGCTAATCGCAACAGAAGTAACCGATATTTTTAGTGATAGCGTGAACATGGGAACCGGCTATTACTATTGGGTGCGGTTTGTCAATGTGGCCGATATGAAAGGGCCGACCCAAGGCGCTAAAGGGCTCTACGTTAAAACGCAAAAATCCGCAGAGCAGATACTAGGCGAAATAGGCGGGCTAATTGAGAAGTCGCACTTAGGCGAGTTTTTAACGTCTGAGATTGATGCGATCCCCGATTTAACGCTTGAGATTAACAATGCTAAAACTGACATATCGGGTTACAAAAACAGAGTAGAGGCCATAGATGCGCAAACCGACTCGCTTGCCAGGCAGCTTATTGACGCGGCATTGATAGGTGATAAAAACTGGCAGTCAAATACGCAAAAGCTGGTATCAATCGAATCAGAAGTTGGCAATGTAAAAGCGAAAATAGATTCTGAGTTTTTTACTATGGCCGAGGCGACCGAGGCAATAGCAGCGGCTACCCAAACAATTAGAACGGAAATTGAGGATTCAGGCATATCGCTTAGCGGCAATATTTCAGAAACCTACTTTACTAAGACTGGCACTAACGAGGCTATAGCGGCTTACGGGCAAACTCTAAAGTCGCAAATAGAGGATCCGAACGGCACAAGTATAGGCGCAGCGCTAAAGACCGATTATTACACAAAGACTAGTACGGACGAGGCTATCAGCGAAGCAACTACCGCCATGGCCTCAACGGTAACAACCGACGTTAATGCTGCAGTTGATGCAAAGCTGACGCAAAGTTACTACACTAAGACGGGTGTTGATGGGGCTATATCAGAATCAGCAACGCTTATCATATCTGAAATTCAAAACCCTGACGGCGAAGGCCTTGGCTCTATTTTGTTTAATAACTATCAAACAAAAACGGATGCAGAAGAAACAACCGCAAATATAACTCAACAGCTAAAGTCATCCACCTCAGATACATCGCAAGGCATTATAGAAAACGCCTTGGCTAACGATATTGAGCATGGGCGCAGAAACAAAGCTGAGGCTGAGATAATTTCACAGCAAAAAACTTTTTCAAACAAACAAGAGGCCATAGCTGAGGATATTCTAATCCTAACGAGCAACCTAGATAGCACAACCGCCAGCCTTGCTAATAACTATTACACAAAGGCCAGCACTGATCAGGCTATAAGCTCGGCTACTACGCAACTAAAAGCCACTATTGAAAACCCTAACGGTACAAGTGTAGGCGCTAACCTTTACAAAAACTACTACACCAAATCAAGTGCTGACAGCGCTATTAGTACCGCCAGCCAAATACTAAAGTCGAAAATTGAAGATGCTAACGGTAATAGTATTGGTGCCAGCCTGCAAACACTAAGCCAAACAGTTGCATCTAACAAAGGTGATTTTTCAGCGTTGTGGGGTGTAAAGACCAGCGTTAACGGTTTGCAATCGAGCCTTGGCCTGGTAAATGATGGCGTTGATCCTATCTTTGCAGTGAAGGGCGCTAAGTTTGCCATTATAACGGATCAGAATCCTACTAACTTAACTCCGGTATTTGCAGTTTCAGGCGGTAAAACGGTTATAAACACGGCAATAATTGACCAGGCATTTATAAAGAGCTTGGTTACAGACGATTTATTATCTAATCGTATACTGGTTGGCTCCCGCTTTACGTCGCCGTCTATCAACTACAATCCCGCCAATGGCGCAAGGAGCAATAACTTTTCCATTGATCCAGGCGGCAACATGCTTGCTAAGAGCGCGACGCTTGAGTCGGTAACCATTAAAGACAGTAACGGCAACATTGTTATGTCGTCTACCGGCGCAATACCTTCGTCAAAAGTAACTGGCCTGGGCGCTTTAGCCGCTAAAAATACACTGTCTTATAATGAAGTGACAGGCAGGCCCGCGCTTGGCTCATTAGCTTACTTAAACTCGCTCGCTTACAACAGCATAACCGGCAAGCCGTCACTAGGCCCTTTTGCTGGCTTAAGTAAAATACTAAGCACCAACGTAACTACTTACATAGCCAGTGGTGCGATTGGTAGCGCGCAAATAGATCAGGCGTATATCAACTCGTTGTTTGGTCAAAATGCGAGCTTTTACGGTACCGTGTATGCTCAAAACCTTGAGGGCGATGTAACGGACTCTAGGGTTAAGACTGGGAATCAGGTTTCTAATTTTAACGAAGTAACAATCGCAACGTTTACCATATCCGCACTTCCATTCGCGAGGACGGTTGTATTTAGCGGGCTTTTAGCTGAAATGCCTGCCACATCAGGGCAGTTTCCGGGGTCGGCATTTGGAACATCTAAATCCAGGGTTACATGGTCGGGCGGTGCCACTACCGAGGTACGCACAAATCTTGATGCAGGCGTTACCTCGTCAACTTTAGTTGAGCCGATAGTCGTTACCTTGCCGGCTAACACCTCAAGAACTTACTACGTAAAAGGTAAGGTCGAAGGTGCTGGGAGCATGAAACTGGGAGGCAGCGTTTTATGCCAGGCATTTAAAGCCGGCTCTACAATTTCATAATGGATTAACCCCCCAATATAGGTTAATATTTTACCACAATGGAAAAATCGTATCTGCAATGTGTTGCGTGGGCAAACCACCGCGACCGGCTTAAAGAGCCAATAACTCGAATAGGCAATATTGCAAACGACCCACACCTATACTCTGAAATAAATAAAGCCTGCTCAAATGAGCGGGCTTTTTTGTTTTTAGCACCCGATGGTTTTGTTGTTTTATGGCCGCGCCATATTGATAAGAGTACATTTATTGAAGTGACCATTGCGTCCTGCCATGGCGGAAACGCAGTACAACGCTATCTTCGCCATATCATTAGGCTTGCCCGTTGTGGCAACGCCTCGTTTATAGAATTTGCAACCGCCAGGCGCGGTTTTAACAAAATAGCCCCTCTACATGGTTGGGTTCGCAGTGGTGAGCGCGACAATTTAACAATATGGCGGCACTTTTTAGAGGTTGATCATGGGTAAAAGTAACGAAGTAAAAGAAACTGAATATGAAAAAGAGCTTGCGAAAGTGTACGCCGAGGAGTGGGGGCTTTATCAAGAGAAGATTGTACCGTTTGAAAACATGGTTATTGACGATGCCAAGCAATCGAATGATGAAAGTGTTTACGGTGATATAGCCGAAAATACCAACCTTGGCTATAAAAAGTCATTTTCAGAAGCGAGCAATAACACGCTGGCAAATATGGAGGCTGGCGGAATAAACCCCAATAGCGGCAAGTTTAAAAGCGCTGTTAGCGATATGGCCGACGGTGAGGCATCTGTAACGAGTGACGCTATTGCTCGATCGCAAGTTGCTGGGCAGGAGCGTTACATAGGCAAAATGAGCAACATCATGGCAATGGGACAAGGGCAATCTCAGCAGGCAACGGCAACGCTTAGTGATATAGCTTACAGCTCGCAGCAAAAAGCATTTAACGATGCAAGAAATAAGCAGGCTATAAACGATAGCTACATAGGCGCAGCGGGGGCCGCTGCAGGTGCCGCAGGTAGTTATTACTCAAACCTACCAGCCGGAACAGTAGCGCCAAAGGCCAACCCTAACGCCGCAACTACCAGCGATATAAACAACGCACTAACAGGGGGAGGTTAATATGGCTAGCATATACAGCGGCACAGTTGACTCAGCAACTAACCAGGTAAAAGACACAGAACTTGCATATGTGGAGCCGGGAAATGTACGCACAGACAAGTACCAAAATGCGCTAGCCGACTTAACACGCCAGCAATTTGAAGATTACAAAAACCGTTTTTTACCGGTGCAAGAAGAATTATTTGGCCTGGCTACTAGCGACAAGCTACTGAACGAGCAAATGCAGCGTAATGAAAAGAATATAGACAATGCCTTTGCTCAGTCTCAAATTGCTGAATCTCAGCGCCTGGGCCGCTATGGTTTATCGCCCGAAGAAACGGCGCAAGGCAGCGCCAACAAAGGATTACTAAAAGGGCTTACTACGGCTTCAATCAACAACGAAACCCGCGAGTCGGTAGATGATTTGCAAAATAAAATTTTAACAGGGCAAGGCGGCGCGCCAAAATCCCTAGCTGATATAGGTGGCAAATAATGTCTTACTCAATTATGCAATCAGGCCAAAGCACAAAAGGCAAAGCGACCGACTCATTAAAAACGCTGTCGGATATGGAGCAAAAGCGCGATATGACTAATGAAAGCATAAAGACGCAGAAAAAAACATCGCAAATGGGCGGTGCAGCATCGGGCGCAATGGTCGGGTTTACTGTTGGTGGGCCTTGGGGCGCAGCTATAGGCGGTGCAATTGGCTTAGTGGCTGGCGGACTTTAAGGGGGATTTATGGCAGGTGCATTTGTAGACGGCGCATTAAAAGGCTTTGAAATGATGGAGCGACACCAGGCGCGCAAAGATAATAAAGCCCGGCTAGCAGATATGGATACGCGCAACGAGCAGCGATACCAGCAGGGCATTGAAAGACAGTCTCAACTAGATGATGAGCGCAGAAGTAACCGTGAAAGCGATGTGGAATGGCGTAAAACACAAGCCGAAGCTGCTAGCGACTATCGCAGCGACACGCTTGAGGCCAACAAAAAACAGAGGCAGTGGCAACAAAATTTTCAATCACAACAGGCGCAGTGGCAAAAAGATCAGCAGGCAATACCTGTAGCGTGGCAGTCATTCAGAGAAACAGGCCAAGTACCAGAAGATTTAAACGATGTACTTTCACGCAATAAAGGCATGGACCCGCGTACTTACATGAAACCTGAATATCGTGAAGCGGTAAAAGGATTAAGCGCAAAGCTTGATACCGTTATTAAAAGCGGAAATATGGCCGAGGCCAATTCGCCAGAAACAATTAAATTATTTAACGGTGTATTTAAAGACAAGATAAATTCATCTGTTGGACAGTATGACGAAACCGTAAAATCAAAAATTGCGAGTGTGGATTTTGCTGGTTTTGTACCGGCAGAACGTGAAGATGGAAGCGTGGCCCTGGCGTTACAAGTTACCTATGAAAATGGCGCAAAAGAAATCAAGCCAATGACTAAGGGGCGAACGTCTGAGGGCGATGATCCTGTAATGACATATACGCCAAAAGAGTTGGTTGGCACCATCAAAACACGCGCAATGATGGCAGATATGATAGAGCGCCCTGAATATTGGGACAAAATGGGGACCGAAGTTGCTGCAAACTTTGGCCGTGGCACAAAAGCGAACTCTAGCCGTGGCAGCGGTAACGAATACCAAAAACAACTTAACTCTATTCAAGATGAAATGACCAAAGCGATTGCCAAAATTGAGAGTGCGGGAATGATGGACTACCCAAGCGAAGCAGAGCGCGTAGCGGCTAAAAAGCGGGTTTCAGAGCTATATGAAACCAGAGTTAACCAATTGAAAGAAGCTTATGGCGTTAAATCGCCTGGTGGCGAAGGTGGCGAAGGTGGCGAAGGAACAGGCAAGGGAATCAACCTTGATGGGCTTAGCGATGATGAATTACTACAACAACTTACTGGTGCGTTAGGAGCGCAATAACATGGCAGATAAATTACAACTATTAATTGAAGCTAATGAACGCGGCCTATTAAAAGGCAAGCACAAAGCCATGTATGACGAAGCGGTAAACCGTGGACTTATAAAGCCAAGCCAGCCAGAAGCCGAAGGCGGTTTGTCCGCAGCATTTGGCGCGGGTGTTGATAAAGTACAAGAGCTAGGTTATCGCGCGGTTAAGGGCTTTACTGACGTTGGTGTACCAGAAGAAGAACAAACAGACGCAATAGGCCGAACAATAGGCCAGGGCGGTACATTATCAAAATGGGCTCAAGAAGGTATTGATCGCAACGTTAAAGAGCAGCAATCATACGAACCTACCGTTAAGTCATATAAAGACATTGATGGTCTTAGTAGTTTGGGTAGCTATACCGGCGAGCTAGTAGCCGGTTCACTACCGTATATGGCTGGTGCGGCTACCGGTGTTGGTGCGCTTGGCATGGCGGGCGGCTTAGCTAACGAGGCTTACGAGAAACAGCCAGAAGGCGAAAAAGACGAAGTTAAAGCGGTTGCGTCCGGTGCCGGGCAAATGCTACTTGAGCGCTTAGGCATCAAGGTGAGCATGGGCCAGCTTGGTAAAGACATTTTAAAAGATGGCGTAGTCGAAACGGCTAAACGCATGGGCCGTGGTGAGTTGGTCGAGGCGGTACGCGATCCAAGCTTTGCTAAGCGCATACTGAAAGGCGCAGGCGCAGAGGGTTTAACTGAAACAGGGCAAGAAGCACTAGCGCAATGGGGTGCTGGCAAAAGCGTTGATGAATTTGAAGGGCTAGACGAAGCCTTTGTTGGTGGCCTCTTGGTTGGTGGCGTTATGCGTACCGGCTCAGAAACGGCACAAAAGGCTATGGGTTATCAGCAAAAATCAGCAGAAACCGTTAAGGACGGTGCCGATCAGCTTGTTGAAGCAGGCGCAACGCCAGAAGAAGCCATTGAAACCGTTAAAAAGCAGCAATACGACTCAGCCATTAAGCAAGGCTTTACAGAGGTTGAAGCGTCAGCAATTGTTGCACGTACAATGAAAGAAAAGTTCGGCATTGATGATCCTTTGTTTACAGCAGCGGCAGAGCCGGCACAGCCAGAAACGCAAGCGCAAACAATACCAGAAGATACCGAAACGCCTGTATTTGAAAATGATGATATTAATTACGATGCGCCTACAGCAGCGAGGCAAGCAGGCTTTGACCAGACAGCAAAAGCAGCCGGCCAGTATGGTGATATGCTTACAAGCCCAGCGCAGCAATCGCTAAGAGACTTAGAAGCAGGCAACAACGCACCTACTGTGGACGAACGAGTAAAAGCGGCGGCGTTTGATAAGTCACCAACGCCAGAGGATCGCTTTAGCCCTATTAAATACCAACACGAAGGCGAGTTATTAGGCCCAGACGCTCAAAACGCGCAAGGGATAGACAATGCGCCAATAGACGGCCAAGTAGTGCCAGAGCAAGGTAAGCTCCCAACGACAGAGCAAACTAAAAACCGTGAAATGCGCGAGCAAGCACAAGCTGATCTTGAGTCACAGCCTAAAGGTATTGACCAAAAGGATATTATTTTTGGTGAAGATGGCAGGCCGCAGCAGCGCGCAGCAGAGCGGGTAAAGCAAGCTGGTAAAGACTCGCAAAACTTATTGCCACAAAAAGATATTATTTTTGCTGACGATAATAGCGGCGTTAATGTTGCTAAAAATGGTGAAGCATTTAAAACGAAACGCGATGCGCTACTAAGTAAAGAAGCACGCGCAGCACGCAGAGCCGGCCACAAAACAAAAGCGGTAAGTTTTGATAATGGTTTTGGCTGGACGATTAAAGGCGATGATGGCACTAAGCAATATTCAGAACAGGCAGCAGCGGAGCAAAGCCCTGAAACTGATACGGTTGCGCAAAATGAACAGGGTGATCAAGCGCAGCCAGCCCAACAAGAAGGTGAAGCGTTAGCGTTAAACGTTGACGCGGCACCTGGTAAAGATGAAGATGATAAAAACATTGCTGTTAACGATAAGGTTAACGGCGTTCAAGTTATCGACACGCCAATAAGTGAGCTATCATTATCTAAAGATATTCCGCAATTCAAATCGGGCTCAAATTCTGACGGCGTTGTCGAACCGTTGACAGGTAAGTTTGATCCCGTGGGCATGTCACCGGTTCAAGTTTGGGTGCGTGAGAATGGCAACAAAGAAATAATCACAGGTCGCCACCGCTTTGATTTAGCGAAACGTGATGGTGTTGAAAGCATACCGGCACAGTATCATTATGAGTCTGACGGCTTTACCGCAGGCGATGGTAAGCGCCTAGACGCAATATTAAACATTCGAGAAGATAAAGGGCAGGTAGAAGATTATGTTGAACTCTTTAAGCAAGACGGGATCACAGAAGCCGAAGCAAAACAGTACGGGCTACTCGACAGAGCAACAGGGCGAACAGCCTTCAAAATCGCAAATAGTGCGACTAATGAAACAATTGAAGCACAGAGGACAGGGCGGATCAGCGCCCAAGCAGCCGAAGCAATAGCCGAAGCTGCGCCAGGCAATGAGCGTTTGCAAATATTGGGCGTTAAGTCCATTGCCGATGATCAGCGCTCAATTACCTTTGCTAAAAATTTAATCCATGCAGTATCAGCGTTAAATACAAATCAAGACCAAGGCGGTCAAAGTGGTGATCTGTTTGGCTTTGATGATTCAGCAATGCAAGAAGCCGAGCAAATGGCTAAGGTCGCAGCAGCCAAGCAGCGCGAAATAAGAAGCCGCTTATCTGCTATCCGTGGAGCGGCCAGCAAGCCAGAAATAGCAGCCGCAGAGGGCGTTAATGTAAAAGACCCTAAAGCATTGAAAGAGCGAACAAACGAGCTAGCGAATGAAGTTAAAGTGTGGGATAGTTGGCACACCAATCCTTCAATGGTCCAACAAATACGCGATTCAATATCCGCACCTAAAGATGGAAAGTCCGCACCTAGTACCGCACCTATTACAGAAACAGCAATAGAGCCAGAAAGCACAGAGCAAGACAATGGCCCTGATATGTTTGGAGATAGCGAGCCGACTCTATTTGACCAAGAGCCTACAACGCAATCCAACAATCCGGAAATTCCAGATGGTTCAACAAGTGAAAATGTAGTTAACTTTAAAAATTTAAGCACTGTACGCGAGCGTGTAGAAGCGTTTGCAAACCTACAGGAAGGTGACACCGTAATCGATCACCGAGGGAATAAAATCGGAGTTGCCTTTGCTAAGGTTAGAAAAAACGCTAGAGCTATTAGAATACTAAAAGCCCCAGGCGATACAGACACATTTAATATCGCAGCACTTGCAGGCGGTGGCGCCGATACCGTTAGCGCGTTAGATAACTACTACAGCAATCAAACAACCGTCAAGCAACCATCAAGCAAACCTAAACCAGAGGCCAAGCCGAAGCCAGAAAGCAAGCTAGATGCGGCAGAGGAAAAGCTTAATAATGAGTTGCAAGGCTTATTTGGCGAGCTCAAAGATGCGTTTAGCGAGCAAAAAGGGCGCTTAAACTCAGGCATTGATCCTAAAATAGCATTTATTGTGTCAAAAATTGGCGCGGTACTGGCGGCAAAAGGCGTTGTTAAGTTTGCTAAGTGGGCCAAGCAATTAACAAAGCTAGCTAAAGCAAACGGTATTGAGCAGGACCAATTAAAGCCTTACCTAAAATCTGCTTACGCTTCAATATCAGCTGATCCAGTGCGATACAATGTAACTGATGAAGTTGCCGATACTATGGATGCGCCAAGAGAAATTAGAGCCCTGGACATTGACGCTATTTTATCGGAAGAAGTAAGCGCTAACGAAAGCAAGGCCGAAGAATCGGCAGAAGCAAGCGCAGAAAACAAACCTTCTCTTTACATTGATACCTATAAAAGCTCATTCATAGTTAAAGGCGATACAAAACCACATAAAGATGAATTAGGTAAAAAAGGTCTAGGCGGTATATGGCACAGACAGCAACAAGGCTGGATGTTCCCACCTTCAAGGCGCAGCGAAGTTGAAGCCTGGATAAAATCAACTACGGGCGAGTCGGTTACTAATGAAAGCGTGAACAAGGATGGTCTTGAAGGACTTATTCAAGATAATTTAGCTAGCATTAATGACAATAGAGCGCTTAAAAAATTAGTGTCTCAGTATCACGATATTAGCACCGGCGAGGTAACTGACGCGCAAATGAAAGAAGCGCAAGAAATTGTTGAACTTGCATTAGTCAAAGAAGCGCAGGCAATTGTAAGGGAGGGAGCGAACCCTAAAGACACTTACGAAAAGCTAGTTTCCTTATACAAAAATCAGCCTAATTTAACGACCCGCTCAAGTACCAGTATGAAAAATCAGGCATATAGCACGCCGGCACCGCTTGCTTACCTATCTTCTAATTTAGCTGGAATAAAAGAGGACACAACGGTTTATGAGCCAACAGCCGGCAACGGTATGTTGCTTATTGGTGCAAGCCAGGGTAACGCAGTAGTAAATGAGCTTAACGATTTAAGAGTTAAGCAATTGCGCGCCCAGGGTTACAAAGTCACACAAAAAGACGCGACTAAATTTGTGCCAAGTGAAAAAGTTAACTCTGCAATAATGAATCCTCCTTTTGGAAAGCTTGACCAGGTTGTTGAATATGATGGTTACAAAATAAAATCAATTGATCACCTAATAGCTGCAAAAGCGCTTGAGGCTATAGACGATAACGGAAAGGCCTCTATAATTATTGGTGCAAGTAAAGAGCCTGGCGCAATTGGCGCAGCTGATCGCGTGTTTTTCAATTGGCTTTATTCAAACTATAATGTAGCGGATCACTTTGAAGTATCAGGCGATTTATATTCACGACAAGGCGCAGGCTGGCCCGTACGTGTTATAACTGTAAATGGCAGACAAGAAAGTAACAAATTTAGCCCTAAATCGGGCAGCATAGAGCGCGTAAATTCGTGGGATGAACTATATGAAAGATACAACGAAGCTATGGCAGCCGCAAGGCGACCTATTGACAGAGACAGCGATACAAGCGCTAACAGTGGCAGCATCGACACAATTTTCACCCCGTCAGTTAGAGGGGAGAATACAGGCGCGACTACAGGAGTTGATAGCGGAGGACGAACAGGGAGCGGCACACGCGATACAGTCGTCAATGATGGCTCAAGAGGTGGACGCGGTAATGGAGACACCAAGCTCGATAGCAATGCAAATAATGCAAACGGAGCTAATGGGAACAATACTAAGCCAAGTGGAGTCGATCAAGCCGTCACAAATGGAGGTGAGCGAGTACCAGGAAATAACAGCGCCGGCACTGATCGAAATGATGGACGCGAGTCTGTAGCAACCGGCTCAAATTATCAAGCCCCATACACTACGCAAAGCGGAGGTTCTAACGAAGCAGTCTTAACGCCTGTAAATATGGCAGAAGCGTCTAAAAATTCACTTAGAGCTATTGAAGGTGCGGTTGGCGCAATTGATAACTATGTAATGGACAAGCTTGGCTATAAGACAAAAGACGAGCTTTACAATTCGTTTATGGGCCTGCAAATAGACACCGTAGCCGCTGCTATTTACAACGCAGAGAAGAAAAATAAAGGCATTATCATTGCGGACCAAACCGGCGTAGGTAAAGGCCGCCAAGCCGCAGGCATAATCCGTTACGCCATGCGTTCAGGTAAAACACCTATTTTTATTACTGTAAAAGATAACTTGTTCACAGATATGTATGATGATCTGCAAGATATTGGAACAGATAACGCAGCACCGCTAATAGTCAATCAAGACGCATTCATAAAAAGCGGTGATCAAAAGATATTCAAAACCCAATCAAGAGCTAAGCATGTAAGTTTAATAGACGAAATTATCAATACTGGTAAGTTACCAGATGATAACAACATGCTATTTATAACTTATAGCCAGTTAGACGGGAAGCGCCAAAGAGCATTAATTGAAGCGCTTAAAGATAACGCTTACTTTGTTATGGACGAAGCGCACAACGCAGCCGGCGAACGAGTTAAAAAGACTAAAGGACAAACTAGAATAACGAGAGCTGGTTTCTTATATGGTGCAATAGAAAATTCACCTGTAGCGTATTTGTCTGCAACTTACGCAAAAAGACCAGACAACCTACCTGTTTTTTATCGCACCGATTTAATGGACTCAGTAGATAAGCCAGAAGATTTGATAGAAGCAGCCGCCACCGGTGGTGAAGCATTGCAAACTATCATTGCGGGAATGCTAGCCGAAACAGGGCAGCTATATCGCAGAGAGCGAAGCTTTGAAGGCATTGAAATAAAAACTACGCTGGACGAAACAAACAAAGCTAAGCACACGGATATATCAGACAAAGTAACCACTGGTTTACGTGCTATTGTTAGCGCAGATAAAGCGTTTCATGATCTGTCTGTAGACGCTATAAACCAAAAGCTACAAGAGGAAGGCATGAGCGCTAGCGGCGCGGGTAACAAAGCCGATGCCTCTTTCAATCACACCAATTTCACAAGCATAGGTCACAACTTTATATCCCAACTATTAATGGGGCTTAAGGTTGATACGGTGGCAGACCGAGCAATTGAAATGCACAAAGCAAATCAAAAGCCGGTTATTGCCTTGCAAAATACAATGGGATCATTTCTATCTGAGTTTGTAGCCGATAATGGCCTAGAGCCTGGCGATGTTATTGACGCTGATTATCGTGATGTAATGCTAAGAGCGTTAGAGCGCACACGCCGCGTATCTGTTAAAGATAAGGCGGGAGATAGCAAATCGGTCGATGTTCCACTTAGCTACTTAGATCCATACGTGCAAAGCCTTTACCACGAAGCGGAAAACGTCATAAACAATTTAGATATATCTGATATGCCTATATCGCCAATTGATTATGTAAGAAACAAGCTAGAAAGCGCCGGAATAAAAACAAGCGAGATAACAGGGCGTAAATATAGAATTGATTATAGTAGCGGCGAGCCTGTACTTGATGTGATCACAACGGCAGAGCAAAAAGACAAACGCGGCACTGTAGATAAATTCAATAATGGCGAGTTAGATTCGTTGGTCCTAAATGTGGCCGGCTCTACTGGTTTAAGCATTCATGCTGCTGAAAAGTTCAGCGATACACGTAAGCGTGCAATGATTGTCATGCAACCAATGGCTGATATTAATATTCTTATGCAAATGCTTGGGCGAATAAACCGAACAGGCCAAGTTGAAAAGCCGTTTTATGAGTTCCCAACTCTTTCAATACCTGCAGAGAAAAGGCCGGCAGCTAAGACTTCACAAAAGCTTAAATCGCTTAATGCCAACACCAGTGCAAATACTGACTCAGACGTAAGCCTTAATTCAGTTGATATGATGAATAAATACGGCGACAAGGTGATGACTGAGTATCTAAAAGATAACGGTTCAGTAGCATCTAGCTTGGGCATTCCACAGCCGGCGGCAGAAGGACCGGTTGCAGGTCTTTATGAGAAAGCAACCGGAAGAATGGCTTTGCTACCTGTTAGCAAACAAGAAGCTATTTATGCGGATATTGAGGCAGAGTATAAAGATTTAATTGATTATCTTGATAGTACAGGTCAAAACGATTTATCACCACAAATGCTAAACCTTGATGCGCGCATTATTGATTCAAAGGTTATTTACGAAGGTAAAAACCCTGAAACTACATTCGGTGGCAACACGTTCCTTCACCAAGTTGATGCCAAGTACCAGGGCAAGCCGCCTACGGCAGATGAGGTTATAAAAGCAATCGCCAAAGCCGGCGATCCTACAAAGTTAAAAGATAAGATTATTTCATCTAAAAGCGGTGACACTAAATACATAACAGATCTTGAGTCGAGATTATCAACCGCCAGGGCCGACTTAGAAAATGCGCAGGTTAATGATAAAGATGCAGTGCCAGACCTGGACGTAAAGGTGATGGGTTTAGAAAACCAAGTGCAAACTTTTAATGATCAAAAAAGAGCAATGGAGTCGGCATTAAATGAATATCAAGTCGGCAGCCACTTTGCGATTCAATTGCCAGAAGAAAAAGTAAACGCTGTAGTTGTTGGTATCAAAGACTCGCACAAAATAGGAAAGGGCAACCCGTACACGCCAGGCAAATTAAAAATAAGCCTAATGCTAAACAGTGGTTCAAGACAGATTAGCTTGCCACTAAGCCAGCTTAAAGGTGACGAGATATACGCTCACAAAATATCGAAAGGAAGCGAGCAAGAGATACGCAATGAATTTAAGTTCGACCCGCTAAGAGATACAGACCGCCGCGAAATTAGATACATCGCAACCGGCAATCTAATAATGGGCTCAAAAGAAGTAAAGGGCAGAATCGCAACATTTACTGATAAAGAAGGCAAAACGCACCAGGGCATACTTTTACCGAAAAATTACGAAGGCAAAGAGTTTTCATCGGCGGGATCTTCTAAAACATTCTCAATGCGCGATGGCGATACCCTTGCTAAGTTTTTAAACGCCGCTCGCACCAAGCTTGAAGGCGCGGGGCTACTAGACACTACTAAAGCCGTTTCTATAAAACCGGTTGGCGAAAATGATTGGTCCATTACCATTCCTAAAGCGAATAAACTTAGCATTGTTAAGTCGGTTAAATTTGACCAAGACTTAATAGATGCTATGGGTACTGATTTTTACGGCTCAAACGCTTCTATGACTGCTAGATTTAATAAGCGAAGATTGAAAGCTGTTATGAACCAGCTAACGAAGCTCGTAACAATACAAGGTCAAGGCTCTTACCGAGATGATTGGGTAAAAGCTGGCGGTAACGCCGAGCCGAAAGCGCCTAAGTCATTCAGCCAAGATATTAAGTTTTCAAAATCTAAAGTTAAGAAGAACGCACAAGGCGTAGCCAAAGATAAAGCAGAAAAAATTGCAGATGATTTCATAAAATCACTGGAAGGCGCTAACGGTATAAAAGTGCGTATATTAGAAACCACAGCCGAAGCAGAACAAATGTGGCGCATGAGTTTAGAAGGAGCAACAGTTAAGGGCGCTTATAGCGAAATGTCCAATACTGTTTATATCATTGCTGAAAACATGGATAGTATAGAGGATCTTAAACAAACTTTAGCGCATGAAACTATTGCTCACGGCGGTCTTGATACTGTTATTGGTAAAGAAGCTAAGCAAGAATTTATTGATCGCATTAAAAAGACCAAGGGCCGTAAAGCGTTTGAGAAATACTGGAAAGATGCGAACAACGATTATTGGGATGCAAGCGAGGACGTTAAAGCAGAAGAAATTTTTGCACGCTTTGTAGAAAACGAACCAAGCAAAGGCGAGGTTAAGTATTGGTGGAATGCGTTAAAGCGCTTTATTCGTAAGCAGCTAGACAAGCTTGGTATCGTTTATCGTGAAGATGATGAAATAACCTCTATGCGTGATATGCTCGAAAGTATAGTTAGGGGATTTAAGGCGCAGCGTGATCCTGTAGGGCAAAAGGAAAGTAGCTTAACTTACAGTCAATCGGGAAAGAAATTGAGCAAGAGTGATAACTTTAAAGAATGGTTTGCTGATAGCAAGGTAGTTGATAACAAAGGCGAGCCGCTTATTGTTTATCACGGTACGGGCGCTAAGTTTAAATCATTCGACAAATCAAAGCTTGGTAGCCTTACCGGTGCAAGTTCAGCAGGGCTAGGCTTTTTCTTCACCTCCAACAAGTCAATGGCATACAGCTTTCAGGAAGAAGCAGAGCACGCAGCTATGAAAAGTGAAGCTATACTTGCTGAACTTGATAAGTTGCCAGCGCAAAAGCGCATAGATCTTTTTGATGATCTTGATATGGGTCAGCATCATGGTTATTTAGAATACGCGAGTAAAGATGATCAGGCAGAAATAATAAGCGATGCCATGAGCGATATTGCTGAAACTTTAGAGCAGGATGCGAGCGAGCATCCAGCAGATAGAAGCAATTACCTACCTACCGTAAAGAAATATTTAAGCAACGATTTTTTTAATTCGGGTGAAATAAAAGAAACCTATTTAAAAATTGAAAATCCATTAGTAATACAATTTGATGAAGGTAGCTTTGAAGATTCAGCAGTAACAGCGGCTATCAAAAAGGCAGCTAATAATGGTAATGACGGTGTAATTTTTAAAAACATGATTGATGGTATTTCAAAAGATGATAAAGGCAACGGGTTTGATCATGTTTCCGATGTTTATGTAGCTCTTGAACCACAACAAATAAAAACGGCAAGCAATCTAATGTTTAGCCGCACCGCAGATGAAGATACCCGTACACCAAAACAAAAACTTGGTCTTGAAGAACAAGCGGCAAAAACTTTTTCAGATATGGCTAAAGACAAAGTTAACGAAACAGTTGATACGTTAAAGAGCTCGCCATTTTGGAACCGACTAAACGAAGGGATATTTGATGGCTTATCGGGTATTAAAAACGCAGAAATAGCCGCCGGCGTAACCGACCCAAATAGACAAGGCTATGTTAGTGCGCGACTTGCGTCAGGCTTGGCCGATGTTCTACATGGCGTATTTAACTATGGCGCTCCGCAATGGCGCGATGGAATAGTACAGCGCAAAGAAGGCACCAAAGGCTTGCTAGAAGTGTTTGGCATGGTTGGCGATGATCTTAACAACTGGCTTGCATGGATGGGCGCGCACAGGGCTGAACAGCTAAAAGCCCAGGGCAGAGAAAACAACTTAACCGATAATGATATTGCAGAGTTAAAAGCCCTTGCCAATGGCAAAGAGCGCCTATTCGAGCAGACGCGCTTAGAATACAACAAGATTAACTCAGCTATTCTTGATATGGCGCAGCAAGCAGGACTGTTAAGCGAAGCGCAGCGATCAGGCTTTGACGAAGAATACTACGTGCCATTTTTCCGTGATATGGGTGAAACAGATCCAGAAATGGACGAAATAAAACGCATGATAGTTGAGCCACACACGCGCAAAGGTATATCAGGGCAGTCAGCACAACTTAAAACTTTAAAAGGTGGCGAGCAATCAACTAAAGACCTACTTGAGAATATTATATCTCGACAAAGTACATTTATTGATGCGTCATTAAAGAACAAAGCAATGCAAGAGGTTGTTAATAACCTTGATGGCACTGATTATATGAAAGCTGAATCAAGCGAAGATATAGCCAGCCTTAGCCAGCAGGATTTAAACAAGCTTGGTAAAGTTAAAGTTATGGTAGACGGCAAGCCACAGGCTTATGTTGTTAGCGATCCAGCGTTGCTAAGAGCTTTAATTCAAGTGAACGATGTGGGCAGTCAAAGCCTATTTAACAGGCTTGGCCGAAGCGCCAAACGCTTTTTAACAGCAGGTATCACACTGTCACCAGACTTTATATTTAAAAACTTTGTACGTGATGCGGCCCATGCCTGGATGATCAACAAAGACGACTTCAAGTTTGGCACCGATAGCATTAAAGGACTTAAAAAAGCATTCAAAGAAGATGAAGCCTACCGCGATTTAATATTCAGCGGCGCAGCGTTCCAGGGCGGTTACATTCATGGCGCTGATCCAGAAGCAGGCGCGCAGCAAATTCGCCGGGCTCTAAGATCCAAAGGATTAACAAGTAAAGAGATAGAGGGCTACATGGCGACTGTTGTAACCAGTGGCGCTACTTTATTAGAGAAGTATCGCGGCATTAGTGACAAAGTTGAAAATGCTAACCGGTTAAGCACGTATGAAGCGGCTATTGCTAACGGCAAGTCAAAACGACAAGCAGCCTATGAAGCAAAAGACCTAATGGATTACAGCTTAAAAGGTAACTTTAAATTAATCGGCACCATGATTGATACGCTCCCATTCTTTAACGCTCGCTTGCAGGGCATGAGCAAGCTTGTTCGAGCAGCAAAGGCCAGCAATGACGATAGAGTGTTACGCGTATTAAGTGCAAACTTGGCAATGAAAGGAATTAAGGTTGCAGCGTTCAGCCTTGCATTGGCCGCGATGAATGATGACGATGAAGAATATCAAAAGCTGGAAGATTGGGACAAGGATATGAATTGGCACTTCTTTGTTGATGGTGAGCACATGAGAATACCAAAGCCGTTTGAGCTTGGTATTATTTTTGGCACCATGCCTGAGCGCTTATTTCATTATGGTACTGGCACGCAAACAGATAAAGATTTAGGGAAGGCAGTTGCCAATGCTGTTTGGAATACCATGTCAATGAACCCTATACCGCAAATGTTTTTGCCCGCGACAGAAGTGCTGATAAATAAATCGTTCTTTAAAGGCTCGCCAATTGAAGGCATGGCCGACCAAAACAAGCAGGCGGAAGATCGTTACAGCGCCTACACAAGCGATACAGTTAAAGCGATTGCGCAGCAGTTTGGCGTTTCCCCGAAAAAAGTTGAACACTTAATAAAGGGTTACACCGGAACGATAGGCGGATACGTGCTTGGTGCCAGTGATATTGTGGCGCGCATGATGACAGGCAAAGTGCCGCCAGAAACGCCGGTTAGTCGTTACCCGGTAGTAAAAGCGTTTTATCAAGGGAGTGGACCAAAAACCAACACCAAGTTTGCAACTGATTTTTATGAAGCCCTGGACGCAGCAAACCAGGCTTACGGAAGTTATAAGCGTGCAATGGAGTTGGGCGACACTGCAAGGCAGCAAGAGCTTATAGAAAAAGACGGCCAAAAATTACGTTCTAAAGCAACGCTTGCTAAAGTTCAGCGCATGATCTCTAAGTTACGAAAAATGCAAAAAGCGATAAATGATAATGACAAGTTAGACGGGAAACAAAAGCGCGAAAAGCTGGACGATGTTCAGCGCAAAATCAACGCCATTTATCACAAAGCTTATGTAACGTTGAATTTAGGGGAGTGGTAGAAATAAAAAGCCCTCTTAATTGAGGGCTTTTAACAGAGTATCGGATCAATCAACCTACGATATTAAATTAGAGACAAAGATAAGTGCGCCACAGCATAAGCCAAAAAACAATGCGAAGGCTTCTTGTCTTTCACGCCATGCCGCAGAGCCCATATTTAAACATAGCAAACTAAGCAGCATTACAGGCAAACCAAGGAGCCAAGTTAAATTAGTTCCAATTGATAAACCAATGATCATACCTAGTAGCATCGCCAATATGTGCAT